CACACTTTCCCACCACTTACTCGTTTATTATCTAAATTTCCATCACAAGGGTCATTAACACCAAAACTTGTACCCGTACCACTATAACATTCTAAAAGTGTTAAGTTCTCACATTGTAAAGAACCGATAACAGCATCTGTAATGGCGTTAGAAGTGTCACCAGTTAAATCCGCTAAATTATTAGTCGTATCTGTTGGTTGTAATGAAACAAAAGGAGCCACCGTTCCATTACCATCTTCACCAACCAAATACACCGCAAAATTATCATTAAGGTGTAAAGAATATGATGTATTACCACTTGTTTGTGTTTTTGTTGATGTTGGTAACCTATCGGACCTTAACACCATTCTATTATTATTTGTAATTGTTACATTAGCATTTAACTGTAAATGGTACGCCGGTGACATTAATCTTGCTTGACTATTAGGGTTAGCAATAGGGTTAAAAGGTGTTCCAGCAGGTATACTGGAAGTTAATAGAGTACCCCCTTCAAAATTACCTTGTCCGATAAATGCGTTAGTTATGTAATTATACTGAAAGGTAAAATTATTAACAGTGTTATTACTAATAGCCCCTCCGTTATTTGAATAATGACCTAAATTATAACTGTCACCATTAAATGATTTATGAGTTGTTTGGCTTTTATCAGTTGAGTTATAGTAGTAAACTGAATTATTTGTGAATGAAGTAAACTGAGTTGGGTCCACAGTAAATCCATATGGTTCAAAGTATAGGTTAGCTCCATTATATGGTGAGGTTGTGGTATTATCTGTAACTTTATGTGTTTGTGGTGTCACATATGAACTATACCAAGGATACATACCTTGTCCAAATGATTGTGGACCCGAATTTGGTTGTATAGGTATATTCAAATGATATATACCCTCTACCGTAGGTCCATTTGATAATGCGTAACCAAATAATTTTGAGAGGTCATATTTTATTTTTTGTTTCTCAGTGTAAGGGTCAACCCCTCTACTAAGAATTAAAATTTCCATTTCTAAAAATCCATCTAAGAATTTCCACGGAGTGATATAATCATTATGATTAAATGATGGTGGTAATCCATAATTATATGTTTGTGTTTTTCTAAACAAATACTGATTTAATAAACCAGTTGTTCCACTTGTTATACCTGAAAATTGCTGAGTGGTGGCACCTGTAATAAGTTGGAAGTACTCGACCCCAGCTTTAAATTTATATTCTTTTCCGTTTTCAGTGATTTTTAATTTTAAAGTCCCACTTTGTACGTTACCGTTTGTATCAACCCAACTAAATTGTTTGTTATATAAACTGTTTGGACTATAAGGCGTTGAACCTGTTATATTATTTGTATTATACTGATTAATTGTCGTTAACCCTGTAGTGTTTGGGTCATTGATTGCACTTAAATCCGTAAAGGTTAATAATTGTCCTGGAGGCATATTTGATATGGTTCCTGAATCACATAACATAACAAGAACACTATCATCAAAGGTTGTTGATGGGTCAACCGTATTAGTAAGCGGATTAGTATTATTTACAGTAACTTTGATATGATTTAACCCGTCAAAATATCTTTGTCTTACGTTTGCTAAATTCATTGATTGAGCTAAATGAACGTCATATCCTATTGAAGGTATTCCCCCTTGTACTAAAAATTGCGTCACAGGAACTTTTAATAGTTTATCTAAGTTGTTTCCTGAATTCAGTACTTGATATCCTGCATATGCTTGTCTAATCGCATTATTATAACTTTCAGGACTACTAGATGTTGATGCATATGAACTATTATATGTTTCAAATGAAGATATAGAATTTAAATCCGCCAATGGGCTAAAATTACTTGCTGATATTGTAACAGTTGCACTTTGTTGGAATGACGATTCATCCGGAGGTAATGCAACATCTTCACAAGGACACGCTTCACAATCAGGATAAGACATCATAGGTAAAGAAATTCTTTTAAATGGATTTTCTTTATCTAATGGGGTTATGTTTTCTTGTTTACAATCTTCTTTTTTCTTTTTAGTTGATATTGCAGCAATAATTAAACAAATCCCATATATTACTACGTTTATTATCCATATTATAAGATTTATTATTATTCGAATTACAGGGTATAGTAATGCTAAAACATGTAATATTATAATTAAAGACACAAAAACAGGTGTTAAAATTGTAACAAGTAAGTTTAATATGAATACCAAGAAATCAAAATTTCTAACACCATCGTTAACCGGAAACTTATTAACCGTATTAACACAAGTCCTATCTGTAATATCTTTAATACCTAAATGTCGTAATCTATTTGAACCCCATTTCCATCTATCGACTAATCCCGATATCGTATAAACTTTATTATAATTAAATTGGTAGAACCTATCTTCACAATCAATAGCTTCTTGTATCATTTGTTGACCTATTGTTGTTGTTGGGTCCCCGTATTCAGTCCAATCTAAACTAAAGGCGTATGAGTATAACTGAGCGTCGGTATCGGTTGGCTCGTCATTGTTATTAGATGACCAACCCCATTCTTTAACATTAGGAACTAAATAATCACCACGCATAATACTATTTTCCATACCAGCCTCATTCTGATATTGAATTCTAAATCTGTATTTACCTTTTGTTGGGATTCCTACTGATGGGTCATTTGATAATACTTGTTCCCCAAATTCATTAGTTGTGACATAATCTAAGTTCATAGGAACTTCAATTAACCATGTTCCGTTGTCATCAATTACTTTACCACCTTCAGGTAATGTGTATTGTTCTAAAACAGGTCTTCCATCATTATCGTAATTAATTGTTTGTCTAACCGCTAAAATTCTACCAGGAGCAGTTACTAAACTACATAGATTACCTGTTTCTTTTCCGGGTTTACAATTTGTTTTCAAATAGTCTTCATCGGCCGATGAAAAAATTGACCCCATAAAAACAGCGTGAGGTTTAATATCAATTCCAAAATCTCTTAAATCAAAATCGGCCCTTGTAATCCCAACATTACATAATTCGGTTTCACCCCAAAATGAAGTAACATCAACATCTTGTTTGATGTTAACAATTTGTGGTAAGGAATTTAAATCTGTTGATGATTTGAATTGGTCTCCGTCAAATTGCTCAGTAGTTGCTAAACCCGCTCTTATTAAATCTGCAGGTCTTAAAGAAAAACAACCAATGTTTGATAAATCTAAATCTAAAATTAATGTTTGAATTCCAAGTGGGGCTCCGATTATCATAAAGTCACCACTTTCATTAGTTTTAACGGTAAACTTATAATACTTTTCGTATACCTCTAAAACTTCAGTTCTTGTTAAAACATCATTTTTATCAGGAAAAGTTCCAGTTGCAGTATGCCCATCATATTCTTTTACGTAAGGTAATAGGTTATATCTATAACCATCTTCATTTTTTTGTTCTACGTTTTTATAAGGATAAAGTGTGGATATTACCGGGTCATTTTCATCAATTGCATCAAGAGGAATAAATATAGATACATTTGCGTTTGGTACACCATATCCACCGTTAACAATTACCCTACCAGCAACTACACCATAATCAGCACAAAACCTCGTATAAACGTCTTCTTGTCTTAATTTTAAAGACAGCATTTCTAAAAAATCAAAATCCTGAGTGACGTTAATTCGTATACTTCTTTCTTTTTTTCCTGGTGTTGATTTTATCCTATAACTTTTGGTCATTTGTGCTTTTAAAATAAATAGTTATTTTACCCATTTTAAAAATAGGTAAGTAGTTTAGGAAATAAATAATCTTAGGAGAAATCTACGGTCGCAAGATTTTTAACATACACTCGTATGTCTTTATTATCAAAACGTATTTGATAAACCTGTGAAGGTTCTGCGTAAATATTATCGTCAATTAATCTAATCTCACGAGTTGCTTTATTGATATACGACTGTGACGTTTCTGATGTTGAATATTGTCCACCTACTAAGTTAAAAACTTGTAAATTAGATAAACTTATCACACCTGCGGTATTTTGAATTAACCTTCTTACATCAGATATGTTTACGTTTTGTCCCATATCACGATTTCCTGGTGTCATATAATTTGAAACTTGATTAATAATTTCAGTAATAACTTGACCTCTATTAACATTTGATTCCACAACCACATATATATCAAAAGCTAAGTCGATAACTTTAGCTACATCAATTTGTATGTAGTCATTTATCATTCTATATTTTGAAAGGTAAGTTGCTAAGTTTGTCTTAAGATTATTAGAAACCGTTTGTGTCAATTTACCATTTTCATCATAAGCTAAAATTTGAACGGTGATTTTATTATCTAATTCAGTAATTGCAACTTTTGCGGGTGCTCCAAATTTTCCTGGCATCGTATCAATTAATGATTTATAATCGTTTACAGTTACTGCTCTTTTTTGTGCCGCAAAATTAAATGCCACCATGTTTCTCACTTCTTCTGTTGTTGGTGGGTTTGACCCTCCAATCGCTGCAGTTACATTATTAACCGTTAAAGAATCAATTACATTTGAGTTAATTGAACTTGATGGACCATTTACCGAAAAATCAATTGTTCCTACTTGATTGATTACCCCAACACCAACATTTGACGCTAAACCACCACCTGTTCTATATTGGACAAAAATTGTTGTATTTGGTTGAACCGTTAACCCTAAACCAATGTTATTTTGGTAATTAGCCAAGTCTAAGTTTATACCTAACTTAGCAAAGTTAGCCAATTGAATATTTGGAGTTGTCGTTCCTCCTCCAAATTGAACTTTTAAAAATCCTTCGGGTGTGTATTCGGTAATGAATCTATTTTCAGTTTTAATATATTTTCCAACTTTAACACCAGCATTATCCACAGGTTTTGTTGGGTCTTCTATGAATACCGTATCTTCAGCCAATGCATCAACTTCATACCATCTATTTGTAGCCGTTACAAATTCAGTATAATCGGGAACGTTTGGATATCCAGTTCCGTCTTTTTGAATTATAGAATTAACACCTAAAACGTTTCTTTCAGGTAAAAAGAAATTAAAGAAAGGAACCACATCGGATGGGTTGATTACTCTTTTAAAAACTTTGGTTGTTCCGTTAACCACAACCTCTTGTTTTGTGATTACGTAATTAATGATTTTTTGGTTAGCATCAAAAGTAGGTACTTTAGTTCTATTAACTTCACCTTCTTGGTTATATTGATTAGTGAAGTCAATATCATAAACCGTTTCGAATGAATTTCCTCCTCCGTTAAATTGTGAACCCGCTCTTAAAATTCCTAAATATCTAAAATCTTCAGCATCACCTAATGGTGGGACTGTGATTGAAATATTAACCACGGCAACGGATGGTCTGTAACCAGGTATTTTTAAACCATAAGTTCTTGCAATATTAAAGATTGAAGACTTCTGTTGGGCATATTGTAATACAGTCTCTTGTACACTTCTATCAATATGATAATGTAAATTATCGGCAACCGCAGCATTTAAATCCATTAAAACAGAGAATACAGATGCATCATTAAAATTTTGAACGAGCTCAGGATAATACTGTTTAGTGTAATTAATTAAACCATCTCTGATTGATTCAAAATCCCTATCGGTATAGTTAATTTTATTATTAGCCATATTATATGTTAATTATAACAAATTGTCGACTACCAAATGCTCTTGCATCATTTGTATAATCAATTTTTATTTTTGCACTATATTCTGCGGTGTTTGCTCCCGGTATACGATAAATACTCGCCTGACCCAATAATTCATAGTCTAATTGACCTGAAGTTTCTCCAGCATCGGTATACGATTCTACAGTTATACTATTAATAGTAATATTTGGGATATACTTACTAATTTGTTCTTCTATTTCAGATTTAATCTCTTCAAAGGTTGCCCCATCTAATGGTTCAAAAATATATTCATACATTCGAGTACCAAAATCAGGTAAAAAATACCTAGAACCTCTCCTTGTTAATAACAAGTGAACAAGATTTGCCCTTATTTCTTCATCCGTAGTTTCAGTTAATTTTAAATAATTACCCTTTTCACTTTGTATGAATGGAAAATTTATACCATATGTTATTCCGTTAGCCATATTACATAAATATAGTGTCTCGATATTTTCAATAAATAGTTATAAAATAAAAAATCCCGACATAGTGTCGGGATTAGTGTCGCGATTAAGATGAACAACCAAAACATTCAAAATCAGTATTTGTTGGTTTTGGTGGTAAGTTCATTGTCGAGTAATCAACTTGTGGCACCTCAACCTTTTTAGGTTTTTCTCTTTTACTCATGTCAAGTGCCAAATGTTTCGCTCCCGTTGAGATAGCTTTGGTTCTTACATAATAACAAAGAGTCTTTAAACCTTTTTCCCAAGAGTGGAAGTGTGATGATGTAATTTTAGATAGGGTTGGGTTACCCATATAGATATTCATTGACTGTGATTGGTCGATGAATGGTGCTCTATCGGCAGCCATATCAATTAATTGTTTCTGTGAAATCTCCCAAATAGTTTTATACTTAGGTATTAAGTGTTCAATTCTTTTTACTTTTTTCAAATAATTTTTGTCTTCAGAATCTAAGTAATTATTAAAATTAATATTTTGAATCGACCCTTCATTTAAGATAATTTCATTTTTTAAATCTTCAGACCAAATACCAATCTTTTCAAAATCATTGATGAGGTATTTGTTAACAATCATAATTTCTCCGCCAACAACTCGTCTATTAAATATTGCCGAGTGTGCTGGTTCTGTCATTTCATATGAACCTGTTATTTTCGCTGAAGAGGCAACTGGCATCTGTGCGGTAAATAATGAATTACATATACCATAGTCAGAAACACTTTTCTTTAGTTTGTTCCAATCCCACATTCCTGAAAGTTCTGTTTCATTAACTCCCCACATATCGAATTGGAAAATACCTTTTGACATTGGTGAATCTTTAAAGAATGAATATGATTCATATTTACCGTTCATACATAACTCATTACTTTCTGTAATCGCAGCGTAATAGATAGTTTCAAAAATATCTTTATTTAATTTTTTAGCTTCATCAGATGTGAAAGTATAGTCCATTAAATAAAATACGTCAGCCAAACCTTGTGTTCCAATAGCGATTGCTCGTTGTTCTAACCCACCTTTTAATCCTTTTTCGGTTGAGTAATTATTAATGTCGATAACTTTGTTTAGTCCCTTAACGACTTTACGTGTTTCTTCATATAATAAATTGAAATTAAACTCACCATCTTTAACAAAGTTTTTCAATACCATAGATGATAAAGTACAAATCGCAGTAGTCTTTTCATCGGTATATTGGTAAATCTCATTACACAAGTTAGATTGTTTAATTACACCAATATTTTGGTGGTTAGTCTTTCTATTTGCATTGTCCTTAGAACATAGATAAGGAACTCCCGTTTCTACTTGTGACTCAACAATTTTAGACCATATGTCTTGTGCTTTAACTTTTTTACCAAGACCCATACTTACTGCGGTGTTATATACTTCTTCGTATTCTTCGCCATAACATTCTTGTAAACCTTTTAATCCCGCCTTTTTAATATCATTAGGACAGAACAAATACCATTCAGCATTATTTTTAACAGCCTTCATAAAATTGTCAGGAATCCAAAGTGCCGTAAATAAATCACGAGCTCTCAATTCTTCGGCGCCTGTGTTCTTTTTAATATCTAATAAATCAAAGATGTCTTTGTGCCATGGTTCAAGATAGATAGCAGCACTACCCGGTCTACGTCCTTGCTGATTAAAGAATCTAAGTGATTCATTAACAATCTTTAAGTATTTTAAAAGTCCACCCGCATAACCACCTGAAGTTGATATTCTACTTTCTTTACTACGGATGTTTGACATTGAAAGTCCGATACCCGCGGCATCTGAAGAGAACGTTGAAATGTCTCTTAGAGTTCCTAACAAACCTTCTCTTGAATCCGAGTCGTTATAATGTAATACACAAGATGCTAATTGTGGCACTTTAGTACCTGAGTTAATCATGATTGGTGTTGCCTTAGAAATAAGTTGATTTGATAAAGAAGTATAATATTCTTTAGCCTGTTCCAACGTTTCTGTAACCCACAATGCAACTCTCATATACATATGTTGTGGTCTTTCAATAACCTGACCTGTTGGTCTTTTTAACAAATACATTTCTTGTAATGACCTCCAAGCAAAATAATCAAAGTTATAATCATTTTCATGTCTTATAATCGCATCGATGTTTTCTTCACCATATTGATTTATTTTATTCATCAATTCTTCATGAACTACACCATCTCCGTATAATACTTTCATAGTATCACAAAAACTATCTGAAGTTTCTTTATGGTAAGATGAAATAGCAACAGATGAAGCAAGTCTTGAATAGTCGTGATGACTTCCGGTATACGCCGCAGCAATTTCATAAATCAACTTATCCAACTCTTTAGTTGTGACTTTACCTTCTGTTGGTACAGAAGTAATAACTTTGATGAAAATCTCATCAGAGTTAACGTTTAATCCTTTTGCGGAACGCTTTACTCGGTTGTAAATTTTTTGTGGGTTAAAGGCCACAAGGTCTCCGTCTCTTTTAATTATTTTTAATGACATGTTATAAAATTTAAAAATCGTCTGTGAATGCTATAGTTTCGTTTAACTTCGCTTTTTGGTATTCCATCGTTCTAGATTCAAAGAAATTACCTTTAGTTTCAACCGCAATTTGTTCCATGAACTTAAACGGTTGTTCTACATTAAATTCTTTACTACATCCGAATTTAAGTAAGAGACCATCAACAACAAACTCCAAATATTGTTTCATCAAGTTTGAATTCATACCGATTAAAGATACCGGTAAGGATTCAGTGATGAATTCTTTTTCGATTTCTAAAGCCGATAATAAAATCTCTTTAATTCTTTTTTCAGATGGTTTTTCTTCCAAGTGGTTATTCAGCAAGTGAATTGCAAAATCACAATGTAAGTTTTCATCTTTAAAGATAAGTGAGTTAGCATTACATAGTCCTTGCATAATTCCTCTTGATTTCATCCAGAAAATAGAACAGAATGAACCTGAAAAGAAGATACCTTCAACAGCCGCAAACGCAACCAATCTTTCTGCGAATGATGCATTTTCAATCCATTCTAATGCCCATTTAGCTTTCTTTTGAACCGCAGGTAGTCTATCAATCGCATTGAAACACTCGTCCTTTTCTTTAGCGTTTGAGATGTATGTATCAATCAATAATGAATACATTAATGAGTGAATGTTTTCCATAGCCAATTGGATTCCGTAGAAAAACTTAGCTTCAGGATACTGTACTTCACGATAGAAGTTTTCGGCCAAGTTTTCATTTACAATACCATCTGAAGCCGCAAAAAATGATAATACGTTCTTAATAAAGTATTTTTCATTGTCTGTTAGATTTTCCCAATCTCTGATGTCATTGGTTAAATCTACTTCCTCTGCCGTCCAAAATGCGGCTTGGTGTTGTTTGTAAAATTCCCATATATCGTTGTGTTCAATAGGGAAGATGACGAACCGACCAGGATTTTCTGTTAATATTTTTTCCATAATTTTTTAATTAATTTAAGATTGTTGTTCTTTTTGCTTTTTCTTTTCTAAAAGCTCTTTGATTCTATTTCTGTTTCTATCTTCTTTCTGTTCTTCTAAACCTAAGAAAGTAACACTTTGTTCTGTATCTATTTCAAGCATTGCATTGTCAAATTTACAATTTTCAAACACAATACCGTCTTTTCCGATTCTTGATTTTGTAATCGCTATGGTTGCCAAGTTCATTTCTTTTTGTTGTAATGATTTAGCAATCGTAATGATTACGTGACCAACTTGAGCCTTTTTAATTGACCCCCCCATTTGGTCTGTGGTTACGACATCTGATGAAATCGAATTACGATTTCCTTGTGTTGCCGTCCATCCTGCGATATCCAATTCGTGACACATCGCCTCAAATGCTCTCATAACCGAACCTTCACTTTTCCACTCATCTGCCAACATTTTATCAGGAACTACACAATCAATGTAGTCTAAGATAATCATATCTACTTTATTACCCTCAGCAATCATTTTTCTAACCTGATTTTTAATCTGATTCATAGTTACTGTATCTGAAGGTAACTTTTTCATTATCAATTTATTTTTTCTTGTAGATTGGATGTGTCTTACTTTTTCAATAACATCTTCTCTATTTTCTGTTAAATCGTCAGGGTGAATTCCAGTCCAAAGAGTGATGTGTTTTCTTTGGATAATTTTAGGATTGTCTTCAAAAAATATTTGTAAAACATTGTATCCCAAATTAAACGCGTGGTTTGCAATCTTTGTCGTAAATGTAGACTTACCAACCCCTGTAGGTGCTAATATAACACCAATTTCTCCTTTTGCCAAACCTCCACGAAGAAGATTGTCAATACCGGGAATTCCAATTGGAACTGGATGTCTATAGTCGTCATCTAAAACCTCTTCAAGGTTAAAGAAAACGTCGGTTGTTCCTTTATCGACCTCACCAACCTGTAACGCTCCTCTTACCATTTCTTCTAAGTGGTCATAACTTTCAAACTCACCTTTATCAATGATTGATTGAGCCTTTGTCATAACCTTCTGTAATTCTTGTTGTTTACAGAATTTTAATGACTTCTCTTGAACAAAGATTGAACCTTCATCAGATACGTCTTTTACTTGTTGTAGTGTGTCCAAAACACTCTTCTGAGCCATTGGAGAGGATATTTCTGACTTTGTTAGTTGTTCTAAAGTATCAAATGTAGGAGTATGTTCATATTTTGAATAATACTCCTTAATCATTTGACAAATGATACGAAAATACTGGTTATCAAAGTAATGTGGGTCAATGACTTCGAGAATCGAATTTGAGAAATCCTTGTATACTATGATGTTATTTAACAACTGAATTTGAAAGGTATTTCCTAAGTATCCGAAGCTTTTTTTGTCTGACATATTATATGATTTTTTTATTTTTGTATATGATAAATATGATTAAACTAACGAATAGTTTAAGTAATTGTAAGATAAATTTTTAGCTGAAAAAATGTCAGTAAGCTCTCTTAATATGTTTTTTATGGATGGCCTTACGTCCAGCGTATATCTTACCTTCGGTGGGTATAATTTAGCGTCGATGATATGGTGACAAATTGTCTCATTACCTACCCTTAAAATAATGTTAAATCTTTCAGGACCATCAGTATTAGATGTCTCTAACACATTTGAGTCCTCCTCAATTTGAAATCTATTTTCCAACATATAAACAACACACTTATTTCTAAGTTTGGTTTGTAAATCGGTTTTTAGTTCGAACATGTAGCTCATCAACTCTACACTACTTTTTGCTTTTGGGTTAAACCCTTTGACATTAAAGAATCTTTGAACCACAAAATTATCATTTAATGTGATAAGGAATTCAACTTTAGTTACGTCATTTTGTTCTTTCATAATTTTACTTTTTGTTTTTGAATTTTGACTTTTCTTTTCTTGTTAACTTTAAAAACGGTTTTAAAAAATAAGTCCAATTATCATCTGTTTTTGGTAGGTATTTAAATATCCCGTCTTCCATCATCATACGAATTAGGTTTTTATATCCCCTACCATCAGGGTCTAATGATTCTGAATAATACGCATCAACTAATTCTTTACCTTTTTGATTTATAAGTGGTTGACTTAAATCAACAAGTTTTCTGTTTATCACATAATACTCATCACCAAATACACCCTCTTTTGTTTTTCCAGACAAAAGATTTTGTAATGATTTGTTGTCCTTATTTTCTTTAAGGAGTTCTTCCCCTTTAGATAAAATATCGGATAACTCAACCTCTTTTTCAAGTAGCTCAGGAAAAAACTTAAATAAAGTCTTTTCACCTAAATAAAAAATACCGTCGATGTTATCGGATGAATCACCTGTAAGGATTTTAATAGTTTTGACATTATAATGGGGAACTTCAAAATCGCTCATTTTGATTGTATCCCCATTCTTATAATATCTTTTTGTGGATGGTGAATAGATAGTTACCCTTTCAGAAATTAATTGTGTAAGGTCTCTATCACTCGAGAATATTGTTTTATCCTCGTCTTCAGAAATTTGGCAGTAATAAGCAATTAAATCATCAGCCTCTGAATGGTCAATTTCAACTTGTCTAACAAACATTTCTTCAAGGTATTGTTTAACTCGTTGTTTCTGACTTTCGTAAGAAGCTTGTTTGAACTCATTAGAATCGTTCCTACGGTTTAACTTATACTTGGGGTATATCAACCTTCTCTGTGATGAGTTCGTGTTGCTATCCCAAAATACAACAACTTTATTATAGTTGGTTTCTTCCAAGAACTTTCTTAAAGTATTCAAAAAGTGCCAAATCGCACCGATATGTTGTCCATTGTGAAAGTAATCTTTCACTCCGTGAAAACCAATTTTTATCAAATTGTTTCCATCAACCAATAAGGTTTTCGTCACTTTTTTCTTTTTTAATTATTACTACTCTACTTCTTCTCTTTCTGCTTTCAAATCAAAGTCACCATCAACTCCGATTATCTCTTTCCAATACTCAGCATGTTCTTTCTTATACTTTTCAATGGATGCTTTCTCCTCAGTTGTATCTTTACCAGGAAGAAAACCATGTGGTGTTACAATTATTCTTCCATCTTCAAACCCAAGTCCGTTGATGTGGTTTTTCATAACGGATACTTTTGTTCTTGATGCAAACTTAACCGTTCGCTTGTCTTTGGTTGCGGTAATCTTTGTCGTTCCCGCACCTTTTTGATTTCCAAATAAGAAAACCAAAGAAGAGTTTAACCAAATTGCTTCACCACCTTTTGCTTTAATTTTAGGTTGACCGAATGGATTATCAGGTAATTCAACCCACGGCTGATTTACGATGATTAAAGTATTTTCAAACTTAGAATCAGATTTACGTGAACCTGAAATACGTTGGTTAATACCCATACCAATCTTGTCTGCCAATGTAGAAGCGTTGTGTTGTTTACCACCTTTACCTTCATAAGTCATCTTACAAGGAACAGAACCAACTGAATCCCACAAGAAACATAATGAATAATCCAATTCACCTTTTTCTTGTGCATCTAACAAACTATTAATGTAATCTGTAATTTGTTCGATGTATTCAAAGTTGTTATTAAAGATAAAGAATCCGTCCCAATCAAGTTCACCCGTTTCAGTATCAACAACTTCTTCACATTCAAATCCCATTATCTTTGCATGTTCGAAAGACCATTTTTGTTCTGTAATAATAAACACAGGTAAAATACCTTTCTTTTGTGCATCGACAGCGGTTTTAACAAGTGCTGTTGTTTTTCCTGTATCGGAGTGACCCAATAACATATTTAAGTGTCCAATCGCAGGACCTGGTAAACCAACCGCATCTAAAAAATCAGAACCTAAATCAAAGAATCTTTGAGGTTTGTACTTTGCAGATGTAGAGAATTTTTTCTTTAGTGAACTAAAATCGTTCTTTTTAATAGCCATTATAGTTCGTAAATTTTAAAATTTGTTATAGTCTCCAACTTGTCTTTTGCGTCTGTAAGTTGTGTAACTAAATTATCCATTTCTTCGGTGTGTTGTGGGTGCTCTCCAATCCCAACAGGGTTTACAAAATAAACATAAAGTCTTGCTTCTGCATCTGCAATCTCTGCTTCATATTTTTTTATAAGAGCGTCTTTTAATTTTTCAGCTAAAAAAGGTTTCATTTTTTTTTGATTTTAAAAAACTTGGACACTTAGTCTGTCTGAGTGTCCAAGTTAAAGTTTAATTAGAATGGCAAATCTTCTGCCGGTTCTTCGTTTGCTTGTGGGTCAACAGGGGTTGGTGTTTCTTGTTTTGCTCCCCCAAGAGAAATGTCTGCAGTTTCACCGTAAACATATTTTTTAAGTTCAGATGACCACATTGGTGTCTCACCAACTGCAACCGCCTCTAAATACTCAACAGGTTTTTTAGAATATACATCATTCCATGTCAACTCATCTTCCAACCATCCACTCATGATTCCTTTATCTTCGTGAAGTAATGCTGGGTCGTCATACATAACCGTTTGAATTACGGTATACTCTTTTCCTTGTGGAGTTTTAGCTTTCTTAAGTTCGATGATTAGGTCACGTCCTTTTTCAGCGTCTGTGATATCACCTTTAGCTTTCCAAATAGGAAGGATTTTATCCAAAATACCTTCGTTTTTGTAATTGTGTTTGAATCTCCAAAATTTAACACCATCTTGTTCGTTGTCACGGTCAATTACTCTAACAATGTAGAATAAACGTGAACGGTATTGTGATGCCAATTCTTTGTCTTCTTTTTTACCCGTTTGGATAAGTTCGTTATAAACTTCTGTAAGTGGAGAACGTTCGTTGTCGTTTTTCTCAGGGTCGTATAATTTAACCCATTGTCCGTTAACTTGGATTTCGTGATACCAAACCTCAACAAATGGTGACGAACCATCTTTAGTTGGTAAGATACGAACTCTACGTTGTGCAGAAGTTTCGTTTTTCATTAAGATTGCCGAAAAATACTTCTTTAATCTGTCTTCTTGTGAGATACTTGTTCTCTGTGAACCACCTGGTTGTGCGTTCTTTTCGTACTGTGCTAGTACTGAATCTAATACTGAATTTGCCATAAATAAATTTTTAATTATTACTCTTTTATCTACAACAAATATAGGTGAATATTTAAGTTTGTCAAATAAAAAAAGGGGGCAGAACCCCCTCTTTTATTACATTATTTTTTTTATGTTTCTTACATATTATCTTCTTCCTTATCGTAAATATTAAATGTTTTTTTTACCTCGTTTGGGGAAAAGTTTTCAACTTCGTCAGATGTTAAAACATATTCATTTTTTCCAGTTTTTTCCATTTCTTCTTCTTTATCTTGGAAGAAATCTGTTAGTTTTTGATTATAAGGATAAGAATCTAAAGAACGTAACATTAATTTCTCTTCAGGTGTTTTCTCTCTATACTTATCAAATTTAGCTTCTAAGTCATTTATCTTAGACATGATTTGGTCCATGTTTTCTAATTTTGATGATAAGTCGTCTAATTTAGAAAACATATTATCCATAAACTCATCTTGTTTTTGTTGGATTTCTTGTTGTGAAGTTACAAGGTCAGTGATATCAATTTCCTCAGTTTCTTCATCTTGAGTTTTTTCACCTCCAACTTCCTCAACATCCGGGTCGTTTTCAACATCTACCGGTTCAGGAATTGCATCACCTGCCGGTGGAGTTTCGCCCGCTGGTGCGGCTTCTCCTGCCGGTGGAGCTATGTCTCCTGCCGGTGGAACACCACCTTCGGGTGCTCCCGCATCAGGAACCGGTGGAACATCACCTTCGGGTGCCGGAACTTCCGCCTGTTCATTTAAAATATAAGAATTAATTTGATTAAATCTTCTTAACTCTTCTAATATTTTTTTTTCTGTATTCATTTTGATTATTCTTTACCCGTTTAGTAATGTTTTAACCCCTTGTGGTGTTTCAACTTTTAATGTTCTATTTGTTTTAAGAGTATTGTCAACTCTTTCTATTAGTCCATCTTTCATTCTAATAGTATAACAATCCCCTGTGTCTAAATCACAAACTTCTTGGTAACCATTACCACTATCTTTTTTTGTAATTCTTGTATCTTTTTTAAGATAATCGTCTAAAAGTCCTTTCATATCCATAATTTGTTTTATATATAAATATATCGTTATTGTTAATTGTTAAAAAGTTCGTAGGCTTGGGTAAAAATTTCAACAGTTTGGTTGTATGATGGTAAAATATTTCCATCTTTATCAGTAAACGCTAGTTTTGTCTTATCCATAATTTCAGTTGCCGTTAATTCTGGTGGGCCAAAAGCAATTGGTGTTAACCAAGTGGTAAATGCTAATTGAAAAAGTGCCTTTCCATAACTTCTATTTAAATCGGTATCTACATTAATGGTAACTAATTCAGGAATCATATTAATTAAACTTAACATAAAAGAATTAACAAACTCAATGGATTTTTGTAATGTATTAAATTTAACCAATGATTTTGATTTATTGTTAATTAATACACACGATTGAGCGGTTATCAAACTTGGTAAATTACCCTTAAATACATTTCCAGTGTTAATTTCATATGGGTTATTATTTATACAATTGAATACCCCATCATTTAAAGTTGTAGATGGCATCACTTGTAATAAACCATACAACAATGACCTCATTCTGACATCATTAGTTACAGCCTTTATTAATGGAACCACCTCATCTTTAGTAAATGTAGTTTGTACTAAATCAACAAAAGGGATTGTTTTAAACATATCCTCAGGTGAACACTGATTTTGTGGACTTACTAATGTTGTTATCGTTGGGTTTTGACTTAATAATTTTTCGGATTCTAATACTTCGGGTTGTTTAGGTTTTTTGTCTTTAGCCGCAATTGCCTTTATTTCACTTAACACATCTTTATTTACGGATGCCAAAAGATTATCAACTTTAGGTAATGCGTATTTTGGTATTCTGGTACCTTTGAAATCGGTATCAAATCCACTTTCACTTATGTTATGATTTACTTCCGTTATCCAATAAGGACCATAAAACATTGGTACGTGTCTTAATATAAAATACATTGTCGGTTGTATCATAGCATTACCCATAGATGTTACCCCACAACTGTACGACCTAGATTTATAAATACTATATAAAGACTGTGATTGTTGCCCAACCTTATCACCAGCAACTGAACTACCCATATCGGCAAAAACTTGGAAAGATTCAGATGTATTTTTCATTTCAGACATATCTAAACTTAAACTTTTAAATATGTTTTGATTTCTAATTCCAAAATCAACTGCAAATCCAACAACTTTATTATTTAAAGAATAGTTTCCTTTAGGGTCAGAAACTCTTAGTGGGTTATCAGGAACTCTTAAATCAAAACTATCGTCTCCAAATCTATTAAACGTGTTTTCTTTTGGTTTTGGGTATTCAGAAGGATTCCCAATATATAAACATAAGAATTTAGGGCTTGATTTTGTGTAATCAACTTCAAGATATGTACCAAAAAGAGTATTACCTATTTCACTATCTTTTAATGGTTCTCCATTTTTTAAAGCCTCCTGTATACCATAAAAGTTTATGTAAGATGGCATTGCCATGAAAATAAAATAATTATCTTCTAATATACTACTTATCAAAGACATTAATGATTGGTTTTGATTTGTATCCAATCCTATTCGTTTTACTACCTTTTCAACATCAACGGTGTAACTATTACCTAAATCAGAGTTAGCCCTATCCATAAAAAGAAAATCTTCAAATAAAGTAACAGTTTTTAAATCAGACCCCGCAATCCATTTATCGTTAAATGTTTTTAGAGTATTATATAGTGAAAGTTTTGTTGCGTCCCCATTCATTGCGGTTTTTGGTAATCCATCATCTACTTCAATATTTTTTAATATAATATTAAGATTACTGAAAGTTTCATTAACCATTTTATCTTGCAAGTCATACCTATCTAACAAATAATTGTTAATATATGTTGTGAATTTATTTTTATCAAAACTCGAATCACTCCTTTTTTGTTCCACATACAACCTAATTAATGGATAAAGTAATTCTACATTAGTTTTTGTAAAATCAATATTGTTATCTATGAAAAAGTCAGCAACTAAAGATTTTTCAGTATTAGGTAAAGCTTGTGGTATAGGTACAAAGTTTGTTGGTTGTGTTGTTGTTTGCGTATTTTGGGGTGATGTAGAAACATTAGCAACTAAATCAATTTTATTATTTGTAAATCCACTCGGGTAATACTCAACAACCATAGTATAATTTGAAGGTGCGATATCTTGTACCGTACAAACAAATGAGAAGTTTGTTGTAAAATTATTTTCATAAGATGACGGAACTTCATTTGTTGAATCTTCAATATTAGTGTTTGGTTGGTAGAATTTAATAAACCCTACTTTAGTAGACGTACTAACATTAGGGTCACCCACTATTTGGTAAACTTGGTATTGTCCATTTGTTTTTGTAACATTTATATATTCACCTGCGGTCGTTCCTGTTGTAAATAAAGATGAAGAGTCACCTATAAATTTAATTTGTATCGATGGTGTATTCGCAGTGGGTGTTGGTACACTATACGATGGGAATACAGGGTCGACTTGTGTCGGGTAGTCAATATTTTCAATTGTTGAAAACCCTAAGTATTTTCTTAATGTCTTCCAAGCTTCGGTATTTTTAATAATACTTTCAATTAAAGTTACTGCAGAATTATCACCAGGTAAATTTGTTACCCGATAAGGGTTAAAAGTATATTTATCGGTGACTTGAAATTGTTGTAAATTAGAAAAAGAATCAAATAATTTTCTTTCATATTTTGTTGGGTTTCCAATTTTCAACACACAATCAAAATTTAAAAATTCTTTAAGTGATGAATACATACTAACTAATTGGTTTTCACCTAATTGGTTTCCGTCGACATTTTCATCTACCTGGTCAAAAAATGCATCTTGTAGACTAAATATTTTGGATATTTGCCCCTTTAAAAGTTTTAAGTTTGAATTTTTTAACCCACCAGGATTTGTATATGTACTTGTAATTGACTCATCATTTAAAATTAAATCTTTGGCGTTTGGTGTTAAACTACAAAAAGTTAAAAACTTTTGTTCCATTTTATCCAATAACTTAATATCAAATACATTAAAAATTTCATCTATTTTTGAATAGGTCGCATCATTATTAATTAAATCAAAATCATTTTGTAATGACTCATTTGTTTTTATCACTTTAAGATATTCTGTCGGTAATGGTTTTTTTATTAAGTTAGTATTGTAATAACCAAAATTCGACATCCCCCATATTGACCTAACCGAACCATTGTACATAGATTTGTTATCATAAATGTCTTCGGTGATTTTATTATCCTCATTAAAACATTCAAATATAGATTGGTCAAATGGAATACCCCCTGTTGACGGGTATAGAATAATTTTTTTATCTTGAGCGGCACCTGTTGTATTGGGAACTTCTCTATAGACATATAAATTATTTTTAGATAAAGACCTAATAGAGTTATTCGTATCAAACCCTTTTGGGTACGCATTAGATGCTTCTCCATTAATTCCAATACGAAGACCTTTTGTTTCACAAAGACCGGTATAGTTAGAACCGGTATATCCGGTTATTAAATCTTTTCCATTAACATAATACTCAATTGAGTTAATGACTTCCGGATAAAACCCAACATTAAATAAATCAAGTCTGTCTGTTGGTACACTTATTAATGGGAACCCAGCTGGAAAACTAAGGTTCACATCTTGTAAACTAAATGTGAATGGTTCTTTATCATAATTTAAAACGGTATAGCTTCTATTTGTTGTTCCTGATGTCGGGTCGTATGCATTTTTATAATCAAAGTCTTTCCAAACATCATCTAAAATGTCTATTTTGTTTTCTATATAATTTTTATATCTATGCCAAATTGAACCGTATTTTAAAACCCAAGCATAAGGGACTTGGTGTATAGATGAAAACTTATTTAGTGATGATGCCAAATAATCTAAATCGGTTAATGTTTGGTCATCTGTAAAATCTTTAATTTTTTCTTTTGTAGTAATAAGTGGTAGTGAATTTAAAAACAAATATCCTAACGACACAAATGGATTTTTTTTAAATGCTTTTTGTTTTTTAACTCCATCTATAATTGAGTTAACAAAATATGGGGTATTCAATAATGATGTAGTCTGAATAAATGTTCCTATATTTCCACTATAGCTGTTACCATAATTTATGTATGATTCAGTTAAGTATAAATTTTTAGATTTTCTATTTTCAAAATAATTTTTAAGTGATAGCCTTGAATTGATTGGAGTAGGTCTTTCTGACGTTTCATTAGAAAGATAAGCTTGAGCAGTAGTATTAAAAACTGTGTTTTTCGTAAACAGTTTAATATTACTATAATTTTCAGAAGTTGTAACCCTACCAATTAATTTTTTATCTTCAATAAAAGAATATGTATTCGTTGTATTATTAAAATCTTCGTAAGTCCCGATAGATTCCCCATTAGCCATGTTATTTTTCAACCAAGTTAAATCGGTAAATGGGTATGTATCTAATGTGTTTTTTTCTGAAGTTTGGCTATCTTTTAAAAATTCTTTTACATTTTTTACTAAAGGTAAATCTGCCGATATTTTCTTAGATTCTGATGATATTGTATCTATAGAATATATTTCATTATCATTTTTTAACTCATTAATCAAATATTCAGTATTATAAAAATCTCTTATATACCTTTGCCAACTTTCACCTTGTCCGTCATTTGAAATCTGTTTCATGTATTCAACTAACTTAGTAAATGTGTATTTGAAATTTTTTAAATTCTGATTTATTGTAATATCTTCAGGAGCAATTAAACTTAAATTTAAACTCTCTATATCTCCAAAAAATTTATCCACTTGATTTTTGGTTGCCGCGTCTGTTGGTATATTTCCGTAGTGTGAACTTATAAAAGTTCTTTCAAATAATTCATAAAATATTTTAATAGCATTTAAATCTTGGTATGGTGCCTGTTTGAAGGGAAACTCAACAGTACTTGATGGTACGTATTTTGTAACGTCTGAAGGATTGTCATATGAGTAATTACTTGTTGGTTTTTCTTTTTCCAAACTAGCTTTAATATACGACTCAACAAAACCAACTTCAGGCCAAATTTTATAATCATACGCATTTGTCTGTTGAATGTATCTAGCGTCTCCAGGGTATTGTATTACATACAATTCTGAATTATTTTCTTGTTTTTCTAAAGTAAAATATAATGGCCAAGGATAAACAACATTATCACTATTAAGTTCCGTACTAGATTTTTGTAATGCTTTTTGAGCGTCAACTGAAAAGTTTTTATTTTCAGGAATAACAGCTAACAATCTATTTTTATTAGATTTTACGTTCCAAGCGTCTGTATGTGTTTCATCCATTAAACGATAGAACGCATCCGCACCGGCTAGTATAATTGCAAAAATATTTCTAATTGTTGGTTTAAACCCTAAACCTCCTGATGCCGGGCTTTTTAATTGTTGTTGTGCGTAAAATTTAGTTAATTCATCTTCAATGACTTTTTGTTTAGCCTCTAAACTCTTATTCATGGAGTCTAACTTATCTAAGTAAGAATTTTTTACATAGGTTCCATCACCAATAGTTTTATCACCAAAAACTAAATAATCTGGAGTATCTTCAACCCATTGCCCATTTTCATCTTGGACTTTAGTTTCAAAAACTGCAGTTAATGTTTCATCACTCAAAAATTTACGATACTCGTCACTATTTGTAGTTGATAGTTGTCTATTATACCTAGCAAAGTATGTGTCTCTAACATCTGTTTGATTTTTTTGCCAAATATTAAAATCTAATTTTTTAATAACGTCTTTTTGGTTTTTTATTAAAGTATTAATTTGATACTTAGCATTTGCATTTTCACCAAATGATGCGTTATTTTTTAAATTATTTGTATAATTTTCAATTCTTGCTTTAATCTTAGTTTTAAAATCTTCTCTTGATTGGAATGTAACATCTTTTCTAAAAGGGTAGTAGATTTCCCCACCGGCAACGTAGTAACTAGTTCTATCGCACACCGTTGATAACGCATACTCATAAACTTCTTTATTAAGTTTACTTAAGTTTTCAGAAAAATCTTGTAAATCATTTAATTTAGTAAAATCTTCTTGTTTAGTTAAATCCGCTTTTAGTGCTGTTTTATAATTTTCAACTTTTAAAACAAAATCCTCAATTGATAAATGTGGAAAGGTTTCAGGTAATAACCCTTTTCTTTTATATATTTTATAAACCTCATCTAACTTTTGTCTACCTTTATATGTGTTAAAAAAACTTTTATTACCATTGGGTTCTGTTACCGTTATTTGTGTGTTATACATTTTTGGTGCGTTAACAGCATACGCCAATGGAGTGTCAAAAAGTAATGCAGTAAATTTACCAATTAACTTTAATGAAATATTATAATTCCCACTATCAGCATCAAATGACGCATTAAAAGACATAAGAGATAATCTATATCTAACGGCCTTTCCGTAATAACCTTTAAGTGTTAAATAAAATAATGGGTATGGAAAATTAAAAAATGCAGAATATAAAGAATTTTCACCTTGTTCAAATAATGACCTTCCTTGTATGTCTACAAGTTCGATGTTAACTTCAGGGACACCAGTTCCTTTTATATTAACCTTAATTGATTTAATCCCTAATAATTGGGTGTCTTCGTATTTCCCAACAGAACGTTCAAATGTTTTTCTACCTTCAAAATTTACAACTTTTTCTTTGTTTTGATTAATTGCAACACCTTGTCTTGAACCTTCACCGGTTAATTGGTTGGACCAACTAGTGTCAAAATCAGACTTCCCTCTTGGTTTTAAAAAATTAATTTTTAAATCTTCTTCACCCCCAAAAATAGTTGCAATGGTTGTATTAACTACAGGGTCGGTAAAACTTTGACCTATAGCTAATTTTGTTCTAGGTATAATAAAAGTTTCTAAATTGGCGTAATAAACCAAATCTTCATGGTCAACCAATCGTTCTTCATTCTTTCCTTCTGAATTATAGACTTCATTAGGATTAACAATAACTATATTATCGTATTCGGTTTCAATAAATATTTTTTTATTTTGTCTTTGTCTAACGGCCATAATAGAAAATGTGTGTATCTAAAGCCGCTTTATAATCTTGTAGTGATGCGGTTAATGGGAAAGGTATAATTAAAATTGTTCCATCAGGAATATTTTGTTCCAATCCACCATACATCGGGTTTGCGGCTAAAATCAACCAACCAAAATATGGTGTTCCATATTTTTCAAAACTTATTTTATCTAATCTACTTTTACCTGTTCTATAAAGATATTGTTGGTCCGATACTCTTGGTGGAATAGATAAAAATGGGACTACAGTTTGTTGCCCATTAATTAAAAAATCTTTATATCTGTTATAGTAATCCATTAATTAAATTTTTTTTTCAAGTTAAATTTATCACCTGATGAGTTTCTACTAGAGTAAATGTTTGTTAAATCCCTGTCATATGGAGACGTTGCCGGTACTTGAGATTCATACCACATTAATCTTTGCTTATCTATATTATAAGGCTTATAATTAGTAAATGTAGAATTAAAGTATTGAGTTTTAAAATCCTCTACATTTTTATCAACTATTGTTTTAGATGTTAAGTAAATAGATTGTAATCCCGTTTCGGGAGATTTTAATTTATTATCAAAGAATGTTTTCCATTTACCCTTATCTTCAGAGTTCGCGTTTGGTAACGCTTCATTTATAATAATATCGGCAAAACTATCGGGGTCATCACATATTGGTTTACCGAACATCATAAAGAATCTTGTTTCATTCTGTGTTGTGTTGTTATTTGGTAAGTACATGTCTTGTGTAAAGTTATCGCTATAATCATATACCCCCGTCGGTATTAACCCAAAGTCTATTAATTTTTGGTAATAAGTATTTAAATCATCTTTGATGAGGTAAGAATCTTGAATTAATTCTTGTAGTGTATCGACCGCAGTTGTTGGTTGGGTCACTTCAGTTGTTCCTGATACATTATATACAATTACAGAATTATTCTTTTTAATAAACCCGTCATGTGAATTGGAAACATAATTAATTTTATCTATTAAACTTACAAGAGTTAATTCGTTAGTGGATATTTGGTCTGAATATCCTTGTAACTCATACGCAATAACTTGAGCTCTATTATCGATTTCAATTTTAATTTGTCTTTTAATCTTTCTTATTTGTACGTCAATAAATGGTTCATTATTTAAACCTGCTAATAATGGACATAAGCCATTATCAACATCATTTTTAGTTTGGGTTGTTAAATTTTCAATTTTTGTTTGAAATGAATCTGAGTAACCAAAAATATTTGCAGTATTCGATAGATTACCGCCTAAACTATTAAAATAACCTTCAGTAAATTTTCTATCTTTTGTAAGAATTTGAAGACCTCCAAGTAAAAAGTCATCATTAACTTTAGATAACGTAGCGGTTGTAGTTTCAAAATACGATTTAGATATGTTTGCAAATTCTGTCATCACATCTTTATATTCAATCGTACCCGTAGTTTGTGTTGTATCTATATTTAAAACATTCGTTAACGTTTTACCAATAGTAACACCACCATTATTAATTTCGGGTCTTGGGGCCTTTGTATCAATAACATTTAATTCATCTCTTACTTGACTTAAAACTTGAGCATCGTAAACACTTAAATCTAAATTATCAGTAGCTTCAGCCCTTTCATCATACATTTCTGTATTCGCATAATAATTAAACGATAATGCGTTTTGTAATTTTGCAACAGGTCCCGCTAAGCCATGAGCACCAATAAATGAGAAACTAATGTCCACAGATGCAATCATTGGTTGTATACCTATACCTTCAGGGTTCAAGTCAAACTTACCATCGTCATATTTTAAACTTATCGAATCAATAGCCACTTTTGTATGGAAAAAGTCACCAACTCTTAAAATACAAATAGGTGGAGCCCCAAATGCACTATTCGATACATCATTATATAATAAACTTTGTTGTCCACTATCCGATTGAGAAACTGTAGGTATTGTATCACCAGGTCTCATACATTGTTGTAAGAATACTAATCTAGCATTTAACCCTTCAGGTGTTATTGAATGGAAAGCCGGATGAAACCCTTTAATTTTAGATTTAATACCATCATAAACCATTGGGTCCGTTTGTTTTATATATTCAAAATAGTTGCACTCTGTAAGTAATTTTCTTGCTAATCGTTTTGTAATATCTTTTCTTTGTTGTAATTGTTGTGTTTGTACTTCTTGTTCCCTTGTATTAGGTGGGGTATTAGAAGATGGTGTTGAATTCTCCGGTTGATTAACTCTAGGGTCTGTAGAAACATTTGGTTGTTGTGGTGTTGTAGTCGTAGTTGTTGTTTCAGTTACTTGACCCGTTACTTGATAATCTTGGCCAGATAATTCTTGGTTGGTTTGCGTATTAGGGGTTTCTTCAGGTGGATTTTGTGTTTGTGATATATTTTCACTTGGTAATATATTTGAAATCTTTGTTCTACGGCAAGCCATAGCGTTTACAGAAACGGTCCCTTCCTCTTTTGTAGTCTCAAATGGCTTATTACAATCAACAAATTTATATTTTGTATCTTGGATTTCTACATTGTTCCCTGTATATTTTTCTGTAATTTTTAATTTAGTCCCTTTAAAGTCGTTAAATGATTTTCCTTGTGGCGTTTTTTGTTTATATAACCATTGTAAAACACTATCACCTCTTCTTTTTGATAAATTCAAGTTATAATTATTTGCACTACTATTAACCGAAGACGCACTCGCTTCTAAATCAAACGAAACATCTCTACCTTCATCTAAAAGTTTACCAATATCTTGTACAAAATTTGTTAATAGTGTGTAATTTTCTTCAATGTAATTAAAGAATTTTTCTACATTTTCTTTTGTAGTATCAATAAAATCTGACAAATATTTTATTTTAGCGTTTTCAGTTAAACCACTACCTAATACATATGATGTTCTATCAACCTTAGCAGAATCATTATATGCAAATATTTTATTTAACGCCTTTGCGTATTTTGAACCATTACCATCATTTAGGTATTTGTTTTTAGAACCAATGTAAAGGTCATACCAATATTTATAATCGTTACTTACTGTTGTATCGTAAGTACTTGTACCATCTGGAAAATTATTATCAAAATAAAATGCTAAATCTTTATATTTTTCTTTTATAGTTGTTGGTGTTTCATTATCATCTGTGGTACTTGATGATGTTGTAGTCTTTTTACATGCCTTACCTGTTGGTATTAAGGTATTTGATGTGTCACTTATCTGAAAGAATGGTTTTGATTTTGTAACCGAACAAAAACTTCCCGTTTTACCTGAAGTTAAAAGTGTAATGGTAACATTTGTTTCACCACAACCCGTGTAATTTAAAGTAGCCCCTGTTGATGCACCGATATTATAATTATATTCTATACAATCGTCAACAACTGTAGTTGTTGTAGTTGTGGTGTTAATATCAACTTCTTGTTCGATTATTGAAAAATTATTTTCCTCAACCACAGTAACAATGTCTTCAGTGGTTAGTATTTGCGCTTCAAAAATATCGTTTGGTGTAAACATAGGGAATTTAGTAACTAAATCCCATAAATCGTATTTTGTACATCCAGCATAGAAAGAATCAATAATTTGAGTTATTTCTCCGTTATTTGAAACATTTGCTAATTCTTTTTCAACCAATAAATTCATTATTGATGGGTGGTCAACAATTATTTTAAAACTTACATTACCCTTTCTTGTTGAATTAGTATACGTGTATATTGGTTCAGTTCTACCTAAAAAAGTATTGTCCTTCCACCCTGTTGAAATATTCTCATTAAATGATAAGTCATAAGGCGGGAACCACATAATCCTACCACCATTAGGACCTTTTTCACAAGCCGGTAAATCATCATAAGTGTAACCTTTTTTATTTGATGTTCTCCATGCTAAGTTTTCTAATGATAACATGTATTTTTTTACACGACCATCTTTAATACTATACCCATCAACAGGCGCAATATTTAAATTCCAAGTATTATCTAAAACTGAATTTCCATAACCTCTAATGTTTCCATCACGTTTTTGAAGTTCGTCGTAAGTGTAGTATGGTCTATCTTTTGTAAAGACTCTACAATATTCATAACCTTGTGGTGTGTTAGTTCCTTGTGGTTTAGAATTTGGTGTGGTATATCTCACAACTCTTGAACCTTTTGTTAATTCTTGATACCCGTCATTAAATACTTTAGATACCTGATTGATTGCCGTACCAACGTGTTCTTGGGGTTTTGTACTTCTTTGTCCCGCATCTACTAATTTTTGAGTAACATCTAAAATAGACCCCGGAGTAAAACTCTTACTAGTTGATTTACTACTATCAAATCCAACTAAACTACCAAAATTAAATTCACTATTATCTTCAAATTGTTCACCTCCTCGACCTACTAATTTACCAATACCAGGATTATTATCTTTTTCAGGACTTTTACTACCCGTCCAAGTTAAACCTCCAAAAATGCTAGCACCAATCCATTTTACACCATCTTTATTAGCACCAGCACCATAAAAGTTTCTAGTATTTATACCAAACTGTGTTTCATCTAACTGGTCACCTTCATATAGTTTACCCATACTTGAGTAAGATAGAACAGGTCCCATTGCTGAGGTTTTTCCGTCTTTCGCATATGGTAATTCTGAAGCCGGAGAAACTAACTCTATAATGTGATTTTTTCTATCTCCAATATAAAATACACCAGCAGGTGCTAGTAGGTTGTTACCAATTTTATAATTTGGCCTATATGGGTTATATTTTAATTGGTCATAAAGAAGTTTTCTTGTAGCTATTGATGTATATTCAACAAGTAATTCTGAAGATGATTGATTTGCAGGTTGTAATGCACTAAACAAAGAACCTAAAGCCCCACCAATTAAAGATAATGGATTTTCATATGGTCCATTACCTATCGGGTCAGGGTAGTCAAAAATTTCACCAGGTATATATGAATACGGTGAATATAGGCCTGCAAGTTTCGCTGCAAAATTAATACCTTGACCAAATAAAAAGTCGGGTGTTGTGATATTATATTTTCTAGCAATTATTGGCACATTACCCGTAAGCAATCCAATAGCGTTAAACGGGTCTGTGTTTGGTTTTGCCGATATTTCACCCGTTTCAGGATTAACGTTACCACTAAATAAATTTATTTGACCTAACGTCTGTTGGTACAGTTCTAATGCGACTCTATGTTTGAACTCTTTATTTAAACTTTTTGCGCCAATATTAGCCAAATCAGAATCTTGTGTTAATGAACCATCAGACCCTGAAGGGTTATCACTTAATAAAATACTATATGGAGTATATGTTGAAGGTAAGAATATAAATGTATTATCTGAATTAGCATAAGGTAATTGTAAAGCTACCGTTTGGAGTGTTTTAAACTCAGTAGGGTCATATTCACCGTCCCCTGTTGCGTATTTGTTAGATAGGTATGCTTGTGTTTCTTTTACTCCACTTACAAACTCTAATTCATTACCATACGTATCGGTTTCATCTAAATAATTTCCTTGTGGTATTATTAAATTTTTTTGTTTTCTATAAGGGTCTACCTCTTCGGTACTTTGACTTCCTTCGGGACCCCATGGATTTTGTAAAAAGTTTGGTTTTCTTTCATCAACACCAACCATTTCCAACTGACTATCTACAGTATCAGGATAACCATACTCACCTTCATTTGAATTTGTTTGTAAATTTTGGTTAATTACTACCGACGTGTTTGGTAGATTATCGGGTCCGTATTGATTTATAGCAAATAATACCGGTCTATCAGTTTCACCTTTATTTTCTAATTCACTATTTACCGTATCAGGATAACCATACTCACCTTCATTTGGATTTGTTTGAAGATTATTGTTGATTGGTACTTGAGTGTTTGTTTGTATCTCAGGACCATATTGGTTATTAGATATCAATGAAGGTCTATCTAAATTAGCGGTAGTTTCTAAACCACCTCCAACCGTATCTTGAACTGTATACTCACCCTCACCAATAGTACTAATTACTTTATCGTTATTTATATACCATGCGGTTGAGCCAAAATCGGATAATCCGTTTTCAGGTCTATAAACATTTTTAATAATAATTTGTTTTTCGGTGTTGTTTCCAATAACTTCTAAATCACTTCCGATTGAATCAGGATAACCATACTCACCTTCATTTGATTTATAATTTTTATTATTATTGATTGGGACTATATCGCCATAATCTTTTGCATTGGTTTGTGGACCATATTGATTAATTGGTAATAAAACTTTTTCTTGTTGATTTCCTATTTGTTCAACACTTGGGGAATCTATCGGTACTAAATCATTTATATTAAATTCGTTAGAGCCAGGTTTTCCATCTTGTGAAAAGGCATTCTCTATCTTATATGGTGGAAGATTTCGCACCAAAAGTTTTTTTCTAAAATTTTCACTTGAATTAAATGATAGTGGACTCTCCATTCAGCCTTTTTATGATAAATAGATTGTTTTAGTTTTTTTTAGGATAGAACCCCTTGTTGTTTTTTATATTCATTCATCTTATAAAGGACCGTATCCATTATTTGTTTTTGGACTTGTGGTGAATTAAACATTTTTGTTATTTGTCCCGGGTCTCCACCAATAGAGCCAGTCAGATTAATATTTATATCTATTTTACCACCAATACCTCCACCACCACCTTTATTAAGTGCATCTGTTAAATTAGTACCCATAGCAACTTCATCCCCAACAATCCCTTCATATAATTTACCTTTAGCTAATAATTGTGGGGCGTCACCAGTTGCGCCATATAATAAATCTTTTGTTTTAATTTTAACTTTAGCCTCGTTTTCTGACTCCGATTTTTTTGTAGCCTCGTCGGCAATATCTTGAGGGGACTTATTTTCCTTAAAATCTTTGTTTGCATAATAATCTGCAATATCTGACACACTTTGGGTAACTGCGTCGGTACTAGTTGTTGCCACTTCACCCGCACCTTTACTTCCTTTTTTAATTTTTTCTTCTAAATCTTTTCTTTCTTGTGGAGAAAGATTTTTCATTATTGTTTCTTTAATCGTTCTAATATCAATAGCTTGGTTTTCAGCTATAGTAAGTTGGTCTACGGCTAATTGTTTATCATCCATTTTCATTTTTTCTTGATACTCAGCAAGAGCTTTGTCTAATTCGGCTTTTTTACCTGTATCTTTCAGAATTTCATCAAGAGTTTTACCTTGTGTGTCAAATCCGGGTACATCAACCATAATTTTACCAGAACCTTTTTGTATGGTTGTAAGACCTGCTAATAATCCTTTACTTTCCTCAGAAACCTTTGATAAGTCAATCGCATTTTCAATAAATTCTAATTTTGCAGCTTCTCTACCCGCTTCTGCCATTTTTTCAAAATCACCACCAACAATATTAGCCTGTTCACGTAATCTGTATAAATCCTGTGTTGACGCCTCAAACTGACCTGTACTTTTATTAAACGCATATGCGGATTTTGTCGATTTAACTAATTCTTCTTGTAACCCTTCCATATTTGTTTGAGCCATGTGAAGAAGTTGGAATGGGTCTCCTAATTTACCAACAGCCCCACCAAGCATTTGAAAACTTGCTGCAGCTTGCATAGCACCCTCAGGGTCCAAAACTTTACTTTGTAATGATGCGGCACCAATGTCCTGAATTGATGTTCTTAACATTTGAGCTTGTTTAACCATTTTACTTAAACCTTCTACCCCGTCTTTAAAACCAAAACCAGATAATTTTTTTAAGTTAGTGTTAACTTCACCAATAAATTTACTAGCATTAAGACCAAGTTTTATAGCCTCCTTTCGCATTTTGTTCATTTCTTCTAATGCTTCTTGTTGGGTTCCACCATATCTAATCATTTCGGCCACCATTTTTCCAACTGATTCTGCCGTCATCCCCGCCAATTTTGAAAACTGAACCATATTTGAAATATTTTCAGTACTACTTCCAACCATTCTACCCATTTCTCCTGACATTCCTTGTATAACATCTAGTGAGTCTTTGAATGTGGCGCCAATATCTAAATTTGTTTTATATGCTTCGTAAAGTTGTTGATTAAAATTTGCAGAGTTGAAGGCGACTCCCCCCATACTTCTTTGTAAACTCTTTGCAGAGTTTTCCATTGAAACTATTTGTTGGGAAACATTTTCAAAAACTGTTTTAACGTTTGGTCCAACAAAATTAGTTACCGCATCTTTTAATTGGTTAATTTGGTCTAATACGTCTCTACCGCCAGTGTATTCTGATGCATTACCAGCTGAGGTGGTATCGGTAGATTGGTCTATAAAAAACATAATTTTTTATTTATAAATAGTTATTTAAGATTTTTTGAATGAATCTAATAACTTTTCAACAAAATATTTCCTTTCAAAAACAGGCATTTTCATTATATCAGAATATGAAAAATTACCATACTTAACTAAAAAGAAAATTTCATCTAAAACAATTTGTTTATATTGTAAAGAAAGGCCGAAAAAATTCAGCCCCAAAGGCTAACTCAACGCTTACCTTTTCTCCTGACGGGGCTATTACTGTTTTTTTAACATCTAATTTAGGTTCACATTCATTAATAAATTTTCTTAATGATTTAGAGTCTGAAATTGGCATTTGATTAACGAATCTAGATATTTTTTCTCTATCGGTGTCATTTTCTATTGATATGATGTGTTTTTCTATTCTCTTAGTTACTATTGGAACTACCATACCAATAGGGTATTGTTCATTGATTTTATCTAATTCTCTAGTGTCAGATAATGTTAAAAGTTTTAATTCAACTTTTTTATTTGTTTTAGGTAAAACGTATTCAAAATTTCCATTTGAATTTTTTTTATGTGCGGAGTATATGTAATTAATTTCATCAAATAAAAGGGTAACTTCAAATCTATCACCTGTTTTAGGGTCGGATAGTGAATATGTATAGTCTGAACCAAATGCGGTATTTCTTAAAAATAATAATATCGCCTTTACATCACTATCTATTAATTGACTAATGTCAAAACCCGGCTCATAAATTTTATTTTTTAATAAATTATATATTAAACCTTCTTTAGCGGTGTTTTGAGAAAGAATTAAATTTTCGTCAGAAGCTGTTAAATAACCAACTTTTAATGATTCTTTTTTAGGCTTATAAGATTCACCACCACTAGGTAATTTAACTATATCATGTGGAAGATTGAAATCCATTTGTCCGTATTGTGTACTTTGGTCCATAGTTTTTTTCTTTAAAAATAACTTGACTTTATCTTATGTAAATAAAAAATCCCACCTAAAATAGATGGGATTAAATAATATTTTATTTTGTTTTTAGTATACCAAGATACATCTATCAGGTCTCAATGTTGCTTTAACAGTAATCAAACCATCTTCACTATAACCTAATGAGTCAAAATCAACATTTGTTAAGAAACATCCTTGTAAAATCCATTTCTCAACAGCAACACCAGTTGGGTCTAACATTTCAAGGTCAACATCTTTTTTGTAACCTGCAGCATAACCCATACGTCCTGTTACTGATTCAGCATGTAAACGAACCCATTCCATAAGTGCTTGTGATGCAGAAGGACCAATTGGGTCACGGAATGTAACATCTATTGAACCCCATTTAAATTGACCTGCAACATATGTTTCAGTATTTAAGAACGGAATTGGAACTTCTTTAATTTCAATTTTTGGTCTTGAAGCACTTTCAACATACCAAGAATTAATTCCCAAAGAAGATGGGAAAGTTATAATAAACCTATTTTTTCTTTTAGGTTCATATTGAAAGGGCATTTTCATTAACAAATCAGCCATGTCTATTTATTTTTTTGTTTCTTTTATTTTTATTATAAATATATCCAACTAAATTTTTTTCTATTTACTTTGTAATATTTAAAAATTATTCTTGCATTATAAGTATTTCTAGATTTCCTTTTTTTCTCCTCCTTTAGTTAAATAAGTTTTTACTAGTTTTTCAGTATCTTCATCATCTAAAAATTCTTTCATCTTATCTATATTTCTAGGGTCATCATCAGAAAAACCTATATTTGGTAGTATTTCATTGTTTTCTACATCATTTTTGAAAAATGCTTTTTCACCTATTTCTTGAGCCATTTCTTTACAGTAAGATATAAACTCCCTCATCGCTTTGATTTTCCCCTCTTCAGGATTAGTCGCAGACCCCTCACCGAAAGACACAGGATAAAATCTACAAAGGTCCAAATACTCACGTAATTCTTTTGGTGTCAGAGCCTTTGCTTTGTTTTCACCAGTAACTTCATTACCAATATTTCTATATCTATAAAGGTTTTCAGCTAATGTTCTACTATTAAGACCATTCTTATTAGCCATTATTAAATTATAAACACCTTCTTTTAAAGTCTTTGGGTTGTGACCTCTTGCTGTGATGATTGAAAAAATGGAACCTCCATTAATACACTCAACAAAATCATTCCAAGATGGTCCAACAGACGCAACCATTGCATCCAATACGAATCTCTTATCACCTTTAACTCCAAAATTTCTAAATGGGTCTGGTGCAAAATCTACAACAGTAGTTCCCTTATAACTAAAAGGTTCTTTTCCTATTTGGTGTCTGTGGTCTGCAAAGTCTTCAGTAGACATCGGTACTTCTTCGTCGTTTTCACTAAGAACTATGATTGATGTCGGCATAAACATTATATTATCATCCCAATCAAATGCATAGTATTTCGTGTCGGGGTTACCTTCTTCATTAAACCCTTCATTCAATCTTTTGACTCTTATGAAATCTTCTATAACTTTTTTAATTCTCATTATTTTTTAAGTTTTTCTAAAAGTTTTTCTAATTGTGATTCTGTAATGATAATATTTTGTTTTTTATCAGCAAAAGTTTGTTTTCCTTTAGTGTTATATCCTAAAGATTCTTTGATTAATTTTTTTTCTATTTTCATAGTTTTATGTGTTAAATAATTTATGGGGGATATTTCTACCCCCCACTCATTTTATTTTTTAGATATTGTCAAAAGACGCGCCTGTTGGTGTAATGACAAACTCGATGTCGATGTATTCTAACGCTCTTGTTGGCTTCAAGAAGATTTTACCTGTCAATGTATTTGAATCTAAATCTTCAGGTGTGTTAGATACTTGAACTCTAAAGTCAATCAAACCCCTATCTCTTCTAATTTGGTCTAAGATTGGGTTAACTGAATCCAAGAAGTCTTGTCTTACTTTGTTATCGTTTTGTTCGAACAACAATCTGATGGCTACCGCTGAAATCAATTTACGTGCTTGTAGTAACAATCTTCTTACGTTGATTCTGTCAAGTGCAGATTCTCTAACTTGCATTGTTTTGTTACCCCAAATCACTGTACCCACATCAGAGAAAGTTGCAATTGGGTTGATTCTACCTTTGTATAATACATCTCTATCTTCTTGTGTCAACTTACGTCTTGCTCTAATAGCATTTACCAAACCTCTTGTGTAACCCGCTGATGCGAACCAAGGGAACGCTATGTTATCAGTTAACGCTAAGTTTCTAACAACTTCTGAAGTTGCTGGAATATAAATTTGTGTGTTATTAACTGTATCTCTTGTTAAAATCCAAGGATAGTAAGTTGCTGTGTAATTTGAATCTATACCTGTTGTATCTAAATTATCTACCGCCTCTTGTGGGTAAATTAAACCTTCAGAGATGTCTTGGTAAGATGGTAAGAACATATTAAAGTCAGGTGTTGTTGCAATGTAAATTGAATCTGCTCTATCTGTTTCAATCATATCAATAGCATCTTCAACCAAGTTTGAGTTATTAACATAATCAATACCAGGTGTTGCAAATACGTTGATGTTTGTTGATTCAGGGTTTGCAAAAGTTGATTGACCCCATTTGTATGCGTAGTAGTCAGTATTAGCCCAAGTTTCTTGGTTAGGTCCTGAAATTTGTTTGAACGCCCCCCATCCTGTTGCTGTTGGGAATGTTACTGAACTTGCTGCCCCAAATTTAAATCCTGTTTGACCTAATGCGAATGTGTCACTATTAGTTCTATATTCTCTATAGATATCCCAACCATCAAATCCACCATATGCTAATAAAGTAAATTTACGTGAAATTAAATTGTAGTATGGATTAGTATTATCACTAGGTTCAGAATTAAATGACCCCGCACCTACTTCAAATGCCGATTGACCTGAAGTTACATATGAACTTGATACCGTTACAACAGTAGCTCCGCTATCCATGTGGAATCCTTTAGTTAAATAACCCCAAGATGGTCCTGTTGTATCAGTAGCGATATTATTTGGTATTTGTTTTCCTTTATATTGAAAGAAGTCGTAGTCAAAACCTGATATATTAGATATACCTAAGTATGCTCTTCTTTTATTTTCACCACTTGAGATAACTGGGTTATCACCTCCACTCGTCGAACCAAATGGTGGGTTATAGATAACTTCACCTGCTGTGTAGTATTTAGTTTTGTAAGGTACAAATGGTGGAGTTGCGTTAGCATATTGTCTCATAATGTAACCCTCAAATCCACAAGGTAGTGCGTTTGTAGGAGCTTCATCACTCATTTCTAACATTATATATTTAGACTTAACTTCATATTCACCGTTAGATGTTCCAATTTTATTAGCAACATAATTATTTTGAGTTGGGTCCAATGAACAATTTGTAAAACTTTCTAAAACTCTAACATTTTGGTCGTTATCAAAAAAGTCTCTTACAAACACATCAAATGTTCCATTAGCAAATGATACATTTCCGATTGAAAGTTTAACGTATGTGTTAGCAGAATTACCGTCAGAAATAAGAACAAATTTAAATAATTTATAAACTGTATTACCTCTTAACTCAGATACAACAAAAGGTGTTTCTGGAGTTTGGAATTGTTCTAAATAGAATGCAATTGATTCTGTAGTTGGTGAATATCTAACACCAGGTAAATCAACTAATTCACAATATAAACCTCTAATTTGACCTGCTCTATATCCTGTTTGTAAAAGTGCGGGATATGTCTCTTCGATAAATAAAGGAACTTCAGTTCTGTTTTTACCAAAATTAGTTGCTCCAAATACATTACGTAAATAATTTTTAGATGTCGATAACATAGAAGTTTCAAAAGAGAAATCATTACCGTCATATGTCACACCACTAATTTGGAATGTTTCATAAGGGTTTTTAGTTACTGCCGAGTAAGCTCCCGTACAATTCATAGTAACGTCAGTTAAACCTGATACTTGATAGGAAGGTCCTTTTATTGTACTACTATATGTAGACACCCCTCTTGACCTTAAAGTTGCAACAACCATATCATCGTATGTTGTGTAAGGTGCCCCTGAATAAGATGTAGTAAAGAAACTTACTGAACCTGAATATACACCTGTTGATGAACTACCTGATATTGTTGACATAGTTGCCCCCATACCTTGTCCAAAATATGTGTTAACGTCATTTGTACCTTGATAGTAATTAAATAACCCATAATACCATGAGTCATTTACTGTTTGAGCACTTAATGATGATGCTGTTGCTCCCGTTATATTTCCAACACCAAAGTTTTCACTGTAAGATGTTACTACACCAGTACCATTTAATGTTACACCGGTTGTACTAGTAAATGTTGATGCGGTTACTGTCCCCCAGAATACTGAAGTTGAACCTGAAGTTGCGGCACTTGTAGAGTAAAGATTTATTTGACTGGAAATATAAGTTTGTAAATCTGATGCTATTGTTGAGGTTCCCCCATTAAATTCCGTGTAAGGTAAATAAAAATTACCATTAACATTAAGTGTTGATGGGACTGACAATAATGTTACGGTTCCTCCTGTATTTCCTGAGAATAATACAGTAACAGGTCCTGTTGTTCCAGTTACTTGTATAGTTGCGGGGTTAACGTTACCTATTGTTACAATAGACCAAGATGGTCCAGCGTCGTAACCTGATAAACCTAAGACTCTTGTCACAAATAATTGATTTGATTGTGATAAGTAAGATTTAGCAATATATGCCAATTCGTATTTTGGAATTTGTGTATTAACAAATTTTTCAGGACTTGTTCCTCCAAAATAAGTTTGGAACTCGTCAAAATTTGTTATAAAAATAGGTTCAAATGCGGGTCCTTGTAGGGTTTCACCTACTACACCTAAAGTAGTTACACCAACACTCTGAGCCACAAACGTTAAGTCTCTTTCTGATGTGTAAACACCTGGAGAAACGAAAACCTTATTAGATGATGCCATGTCAATAAAAGTATTTTAAATTTATTTTTTATATATAAATACATCGCCAAATAACAAAAAACTTTACATTCCTATAATATTTATTAGGGAGTAAGAATAAATTCTGCCTTTTTTCTACCTACTATGAAAAAACCTGTTAAGAAAATAAAAAACCTAAAAATTGATTCAGAAATACACAATCAGTTAAAAAAATATTGTGATAAAAACGGTTTAAAAATTTACAAGTTTTTAGAAAAGTTAATTATGGAAAATTGTAAAGAAACAAAAGATATCTACGGAGAGTAGTTAAACCAAATAAGCTACTGTTTTTATTTTAGATTCTAAAATTAAATTTGATTTGGTCACAACGATTAAAAAAGTGTCCCCATCATTTATTTGTATTGTTGTTAAACCACTACCTACATAGTTTGAATTTAAATAGATGTCATAAGAACTTATGTTTTCAATTTCAGTAACTTTTAAATCTACGGTGTATCTAAATGTTTCAGTTAATTGATTGTTTCCTGCAACAAACAATAAATCTAAATCAAAATTGTCAGGTCTTGGTGGTTCTATTTTAACTCGTTTAGAAGAAGTTCTAGTTTCAGTTTCAAATAAAGACACTTGTCTTGTAATTGCGGGTGACACTTTAAATTCGGCTTCATCTATTAACAGACCTTTCATAATAAAGGTATAATTGGCGATGTAATACTTTCTTTTTTCTAATTCTTTAACAGACTCATCGGCAACACCTTCCATAACAATTGGAATATAGTGACCTTTGATTTGTGTGTAAGCCTGTTTTGATGTAAAAGTTTGCATTATAATTTTATTGAACTCATTAAGTTCACGCATCCTATTACAAAATAATTTTACATTGTAAGTTATATCAACAGGAATTGGTTGGGGTATCGTGTAAACATCAGCACCTTTTCTTTGACCATCCCAAGTTGGAACAGTGTAATAAAAGAATTGCCTTCTATTTGGTATGTTTGCTGCACCTCCTTGAAAAGTTCCATATTTAACTTCAGGTGTTCTTACCGTCGCAATAAAAGGTAATGAAATGTTTTTATCTAAATCTTGAAAGTTCCAAGTCTCAGTAAATTGAGACCAGTTTTGAGTTGTTATAATTTTATCAACGGTTGGTACTGTTTTTTCTGTTACAACCAATTTTAGTCTTTCTTTAACAAAATCCAACATACCCAAATCTAAATCGGCATGTAACACACCTTTAGGTAAAAAAGTTCCATAGTCAGTAATGTCGTCCAACATTTCTTGTCGTCTTTCTCTACCTACTTTTTCAGGTATTAATGGTAAATTTTTTTTAACTTTTGATGGTAATGCCATTATTATAATCCTTTAAATTCATTGTCTGTGACAGGAGAAGCCAATATGGAACGATAGAAAGGTTTATACCCCCCGTATGTATGTTTATTATCACTTAACACACGACCATCATTCACAACAGTATAGTATCTAACTCTATCTTCTGTTTCATAATAACCAATATAGTCTCCAAAATTAATATCAATATCCAACTCCTCAAGTTGTTTTTGATAAACACCAACTTTAAGATTTCCAGGTTCTGATTGTGATAATCTTGATGACCCGTAATCAACATTAGTTGAAGCTTCAATTTGAACATACCCCTTAAACTCAATAGGTGGTAAGAATTGAATTCCGTCTTCTAATGTTTCACCGTACACATCATCACTAATAGTTCTTTGTCTATCGATGCGGTATAAAACAAGGGTAAAATTCATATCTCCACCTAACCATTCGTCGCCTATAGAAATATCTAAGTTAAAGTCTTCTTCAGAGAAAAACTTATTAAGTCTGGTTATTGGAACTCTATTATCTGCCATACCTATAAATACTTTGATTGATTTTTTGTTTAATTTTATTATATTATATTATATCATGGAAGATTTTGTGCCTAAAACACCCGAATCAAAAGCCCTTTTAATATTAGACGATTATGAAGGGTCAAATAACTACATCCTTAATTTAAAACACAAAAAACAAAATAGTAAGTCTTTTGTACCTACAAGACCTCAGGCGGATTACATCAATAATTATCACACCCTACAACCAAAAGTTGCTAAAAAATGGGTCAAGTTAGACTCTTATTTTGGTAAAAAACTGATGGAAGATAAGATGTATACCAAAGAACCATCAGAAATTTATGTCGAGAAGTTGTTAGTTGAAAAGGATAAGGCTTATCATATTTGGGGTAAAATCTTTTCGGGAGAAACTTTACACGACTTTTGGATGCCAAAATCTGCATTACTAAAAGATAACGAAGTCAAAAACATTTCTATCGATTATGAAAAATATACCCATAGACCACCTATGGAACACCAAAAAGAAGCAATTGAGAAACTTGTAAAAAATAAAAAGTTTATTTTGGCGGATGATATGGGTCTTGGTAAAACTACATCAACAATCATCGCAGCTTTAGAAACGGGAGCCAAAAAAGTTTTGATTGTGTGTCCAGCATCTTTAAAAATAAATTGGGAAAGGGAGATTGCAAATTATTCAGATAGAACCGTATATATTGCAGAAGGTAAGAAATTTTCAGATGAACATGATTTTGTTATTGTTAACTACGACATCTTAAAAAATTTCCATGACGCTAAAGAAACCGAAAAGTCAGAAATAATGAAAATTAATTTTGATTTGGTAATCATGGATGAGGCACATATGATTTCTAATCCACAAGCACAAAGAACAAAAATCGCTAACGACATTGCAAGTAAATCAAATAGAGTATGGTTATTATCGGGAACACCAATGACTTCTCGACCTATGAACTATTATAATTTATTAAACCTTGTTGATAGTCCCGTAGCAATGAATTGGATGGCTTACGCTAAAAGGTATTGTAACGGATTCCAATTTAGTGTTGGGAAAAGAAAGGTATGGAATGTTACAGGAGCATCTAATCTTGATGAGTTAAGGGAAAGAACCCAAACACATATTCTACGAAGATTAAAAGAAGAGGTTTTGGATTTACCTGAAAAAATTATTACTCCCGTTTATTTAAGACTAAAATCAAAAGACTACGAAGAGTTAGTTGGTGAATATTTTGATTGGTATGACCAAAACCCTGAAGAGTCGACATCACTTACCATTCAGTTTTCAAAACTAATGAAAGTAAGAAAAGTAATCGCTAAAGAAAAAATTAAAAACACAATCGAGTTAGCGGAAAACATTATAGAGCAAGGTAAAAAAGTTATCATATTTACAAACTTCACGGACACATTAAATGAAATCTATAACCATTTTGGTAAATCTGCAGTTTATTTAGATGGTAGTTGTTCTAAGTTTCACAGACAAAATTCTGTTGATGAATTTCAAACAAACGATAAAATCAAAGTATTTGTTGGTAACCTTAAAGCTGCTGGTGTTGGTATCACTTTAACCTCAGCGGAAGCCGTAATTATGAATGATTTATCTTTTGTTCCTGCCGAACATTCGCAAGCCGAAGATAGGTCACACCGTATTGGTCAAAAAAATTCAACATCAGTTTATTACCCTTTATTTGAAAACACAATAGAAGGAGCCATTTACGACATATTAAATAGAAAAAAGAAAATCATTTCAACAGTAATGGGTGATGATATGTTTGATGAGGCATCTTCAATAGAAGAAATGTTAAATATGATTTCCGGCATCCGATGATATTTATTTATCATGGAAGTGAATATTGAATATATTGGAGTTGAACCTACAAAGGGTGATAAAGTATTAATTGACGATTTTATAACTCAACTAAAAAAAAATTATCCATTAAAGGATGATATTGATATTCTATTTCAAAATAAAAGAACTGGCGAAATGACAACTGGTTCAAGAACCAACAAAAACAAACTTAAAATTTTAGTTAAAGGTAGATTGAATCGAGATGTTTTAAGAACATTGGCGCATGAATGGTCACATGAACACCAAAGAACTATTTTGAAAAGAAAAAAAGGAAAAGATATCGGTGGAAAAAATGAAGATGAAGCAAGTGCACAAGCATCACAAGAAATGAAAAAGTTTGAGAAAAATAATAAATCAAAAGAAAAATCAATATACAAACCTTTTTCAAAAAAAATTAATGAGATTGAATCTTTGTTGGAGGTTGAGTTTAATTCCAAAGAAACGTTAATTAGTGAAATAAAAAAAATAAGTATCGATAAACTACCTTACAATTATGATGAGTTAGAAAGATTTATTGACAGTGAAACGATGAAAACCCACTACAACAAACACTACAAAGGATATGTTGAAAAACTTAATGTTGAATTAGAAAAAGTTAAAGGTAAGGATTTAGACCTTGAGGAAATTATAGAAAAGATTTCTAAATTTAATAAGGTAGTTAAAAATAATGGTGGTGGTGCGTTTAACCACGCTTTGTTTTGGAAAATGTTATCTCCAAAAAAACAAGAAATATCTGGCCCAATACTTTCTAAAATAGAAAAAGATTTTGGTTCATTTGAAAAATTCAAAGAACAATTTAGTGAAGAAGCAAAAACTAAATTTGGTTCAGGATGGGCTTGGTTAATTTTAACAAAAAATAATAGATTAAAAATTGTTACAACATCCAACCAAGACAATCCCTTAATGAATACCGAAAAAGAAAATGGATACCCATTATTAGGTTTAGACTTATGGGAACATGCGTATTACTTAAAATACAAAAATAAAAGAGATGAATACATTTCAAATTTTTGGAAAGTTGTGAATTGGGGGTTTGTAAATGACCTATACACTACTCAGTTAAAAATTAGAAAATCGTAACATAAATAATTTATAAGATATTTATATTAAAAAATCTATGTCAAACGTTGTAATCATAAATGAGCCCGACAGAAGTAAACTTTATAAAAGAATACGAAATCTTTTAGGGGCACCATTACGTTCTGTAGAGTTAGAGGACGAAATGATGGATTCTTTATTAGAACTTTCAATCGAAGATTATGAACAGCACGTCCAAGATTGGTTAATAGAATCTCAGTGGTCTTCTGTTTATGGATTAAACCTTGATGAACAATCAATTACAAGAGCATTATCCACTCGTAGTATGGATTGGGAAACTCAATACACATATGCGTATTCAAAAATCGTGGGTTTACAAGCTGGTGGTGATTGGGTTTTAAAGAAAGATTATATTGAATTAATTGATAACCAACAAATTTATGAAATACCTGCAGGTAGAGAAATAAATGAACTTCTTTGGTTTGCTCGTTCAGAATTAGATGCGGCATACTTTGACCCATTTATGGGTGGATTTGGGGGTATGGGTGGTATTGGTTTAGGTGGTGGTGCTGGGTTTTCACAACTCGGGACTACGGGTAACTATTTCATTACTCCAGCATTTGATATCTTATTAAGGATGTCAGACATCAGTATTAAAAGAAGAATTATTACAGGTGATTTAACATATAGAATTACAGCGTTACCTGAAGGAAAAAAGGCGATTCACTTAATGAATGTTCCTGGAGGTAAATTTGATTTTGGTAATATGAGAAGAAATCGTAATAGAGTTTGGTATTGGTATTATGATACGTTTGATAGAGAAGATTGTTTAGCAAAAAATCCAGACGTAGTAAGACTCCCATCTGATGTCCCATTAGATAAAATGAGATGGGATAAACTTAATCCACCTGCACAAACGTGGGTTAGGAGATGGTTTACCGCATATTGTAAAGAAACTTTAGGTAGAGTTAGAGGTAAGTTCAGTGGTAATCTTAAAACACCTGACTCTGAATTAACTATGGATTATACGTCTTTGGCTACAGAAGCGAAAGATGAAAAGGCTATGTTGTGGGAAGAACTTAAAACAAGACTCGAAAGATTACGTCCGGAAAAAATGATGGAACAAAAGGCTTTACAAGCGGAGAACTTAAACAAATTATTAAAGTTAAGAGCTTTCCAAAGCCCATACACAGTAATTTAATTTTTATGTCAGTATTTAGGTCAATTCCATCAAAAAGAATAATTAATGGTCATGAAATTGTGACTTCAGATGTTGCGGTAGTAACTAATAAAACTTATTCAACAAACGGAGAATCTGCAATTGTTATAAAAGACGTTGATTCTTGTGAATTATTTTTAGATTCTAAAACAACAGACCATATAGTTATAAAGGCACTTACAGTTGTAAACGTTAGTGCCGATTCTTTAATTGATGAAGAATTTGACGTTATTGAGTTAGATAAAGGTGCTTGTGTTGAATACAGAAAAATAGGTGACTTTTGGTATATTCTTTCATCTGACGGATTGAAGGACTCTTAGTCGAAACTAAGAGCCATTAAATCACCATCAACATCAAATTCATAATACTCATCAGCGTCTACTTTCTTTTGTTGTTGAACATATTTCTCCATTAAAACTCTGTTATTTTCAACCCATTTGGTATCTACTAAATCTACCGTTCCATCCAAATACATATAGTAAGGGTCAATGCCCACATTCTTCCAAAACGTTAATTCTGTATCAGATAACGTTAATACTTCTTCTAATGTGTCTTGGTGAACCTCTTTCATAGGATACCCACGTACTAATTCAGTTTGAGTCTTAGTGAAGATAGGTCTATCTTTTGGGTCTTCGATTAAAATGTCTTTTCTGATTTCAGGTCTATAAACAACAAGTAATGGTTCGATTCTTTTGTTAAATGCTGCAATATATCTTGGAACATTATACTCACCCAATAAGTCTGGATTCATTTCAATATCACGTTCGTCAATCATATAACAATTTAAAACTAATTCATCTTTTTTCTTTTGAACGTCACCATGTGATTTTTTTTCACCATTATTAACATAAAAGATTGTGTCACCAAGACCGGGATTTTTACCTTCTTTAATTAAAAGTTCCATATGTGCTTGACGGGACATCATATTACCAGCTATTGTGGTTTTAGTAATGTGAACTTTGTAGTCATCTATTGATTGTTTAACACGAGCTTTGTTTGCGATTTTAGCCAAAGGGATTTGTCGGTTATAAAGTTTGTCAACATACTCATAGTAGAAATCCAAGAACTCACCACCCTTACCATCTAATAACATTCGAAGTCCTTTATCCAAAAATTCAGCAACATAGGTTTGAAGTTTTTTAGATTTAATACTATTACCTGTTAGTTTTACTTTACCCTTATCTGTAAGAAGAGCATAGTTTTTACGAGCCACATTAATTGTTGAAGGCCAAACCCCATCAATATCTAATCCCATTTCACCTCTTAAAAATAAATCATTATATTCGGCAACATCCGCTTCTGCTCCAATATATTCCTTACCTTCTTTAACCAATCCATTCAATCCCTTTCCAATATACTTATATTCTTCTCTATCTTCTGGGGTTTCAAAGTTTACACCATCCGTGTCCATTACAAGTGGAACATAACCTCTTTTCATAAAGAACATAATCATCTGTCTTAAATATTGTCTACCCGTACAAGTAATCTGTTCACCCATATCGATATCACCCCATGGAAATACTTGTGGAGCTGATAATGAACCAAAGAATGCGTTGATAAAGATTTTAATTGGTAATTGTTTACGGTCATAAGAAATTGCAAGTTTAGGGTCAATAGACTTATATTCACTTGCTAAGTTCTTATATTTAATACGAGTATCACGGAAATACTTTAACATACTTTTCATCGCTCCTGTTACGTCACATTTAGGGAATACGTCGTGAACCAACTGAATAGATGGGTATAGTGAAGAGTAGTCAAGTTTCAATACGTTCTTAGAGAACCCAACCTGAACCAAACGAGAAAGTCCTCCTGTAAACTTTCTTTTTTCTAATTTTCTTGGTAATGCCAAGTTATGTTTATATGACCATGAGGACATAATCATTTTCCATAATGTTGCGGTCCCCATAGTTGAAAGTCTCTCATACGTTGTTGGTACAAGTTTAGACAACAAGAAGTTTGCTTGATTAAACTGCTCATCAACTATCATCGTTTCATAAAGGTCATCGTCCAAGTAGTCCTCAATAATTTTTGAACCCGTAACTAGTTTATAAACATCATCTCTTCTTTTACAGACCTCATCTATTTTTGAATCAAACCCAACTTTTTTGTAAGCTCCGTTTTCTTTGTTCATCCAATATTCAAGATTATCAAAATAGATTTTACCAATCTTATCCCCTTCAACATAAACGCGATTTGGTTTTTCCGCTTCAATAAATTTGGTAATATACTTCAAAGACCAACTCTTAATGTCTGAGTTAATCGCTTGTGCTCTACGAACTGCGTGAGCAATATCCACAATGTTATACCCCCACATCTGAGTCTGAACGTATGGTTCCATTTCGTTTGCTAACTTTAGGATACCATCTTTTTGTTTCAATGTGTAATCAGGATGTAAGGTCTTTGATATTTTTTTAATGTTTAAATTTAATATTTCCGCTCTTTTCAAAATAAACGGGAAGTCAAAGAATGCTGAGTTGTAACCCCCAATCAAAGATGGTTTTAACTCATCAATAGTCTTAAAGAAGTCGACAATCATTTGTCTTTCTTCATCTTCATTTTGTGCTGATAATAATTTTAGAAAACCACGATTGTCTTTCATCCCTATCAAGAATATCTTACTTGTTTTGGGGTCAAGACCTGTGGTCTCGATATCGAATACAAACCTGTGGATTTCATCATACTCATCAAAACCTTTGAAAAGTCTTTTACTTTTTTGAATTAAGTATTGCTCAACTGGCGATAATATCTGAATTGAGTCTGTGTTGTCTCTACCCCACGGGTCTAAACCACCCCCCTTAAAAAAGTTTACAAGATTGGAATACGATTTTGTTGTTTTAACCAAATACTTCAATCCGTTCTCTAAACGTTCATCACCGTGAGTATCAAGCCTTTCTATGATAATACCATTTTCACTCATCGCACGTTTTTGTGCGTGTTTATCGTTCTTGTAAAAGTTTTTACCTTTCAAGTCACCAACCCAAGCAAATGGAATAAATGTGTCGGGACGTAACATTTTACCCTTAATAGGGTCTTGTATTACTTTATAAATCTTTGAGGATTTGTAATCGTATTCGAGTGATACGATATATTTTTCGTCGTCTTCGCCTAATAGGAAGCGTTCAATTTCTTCTTGTGGAACCATATTTTATATTTTTTAGTTTTGGGTTATTGTTCTCACGAACTAAGTCGTGGTTTCCCTTTTTCAATAAATATAAAAATGAGTTGTGTTAATGTCAAATAATATTGATGTAAAGATTTTCTCTAATCGGTGAAATTAATTCTCCACTTTCTAATACAACTAAAAACTGACCTAAAAATCTACCTTTCTTGTTTGTGTCTTTTGCTCCCCACTTATAGTAAATGTAGTATTCCCATGGTGCGTCAGGATTTCTTTTATCTTTTGCAACAATATATGCTTGTTTCATACTAACTTTTGGAATTCCATTATCTTCATTAATCATAGAAAATCTTAAAGTCGCATTATCCATTATTGAGTAAAATTCTTCACCCGCATTAGTTCTACCGTCAAAAACTACATCCATTTTGACTATCGGTAAAGTTGTATTTTGTTTTATAAAAAATTCCATTTTTTTAATTTTAACATGATGTACATCCTGAGTAAGTACCAGAACCAAAGTTGTTTATTAAATTTAATGTGTTACTTCCATTCCAAGTTAAAGTTGGTGTTGATGGGGTATTAAAGTATGTTCCTGTAATTGTCCAACAATTACCTAATGTGTCTCTAACCGCATAAGTATACCAAGTCGAAAACGCACCTGAAGTAACAGGTTGATAAGATAATGGTAATAACATAGATTGTGTTGGTTGACTTGGGTTACTACAACTTGCTAACGCCGCTAAAAATTGACCTGTCGGTGTTGGTGTAGGAGTCGGTGTTGGTGTTGGTGTAGGAGTCGGTGTAGGAGTTGGCGTCGGAGTTGCGGTAGGTGTTGGAGTTGGCGTCGGAGTTGGTGGTGTAGGTATTAAACAATTTGGGCACCAAAAATCAAAAAGATTAAATCTATCTTTTAAAATTCTAAAATTATGTTGAACCTGTGAACTATTAAACGCTTCGGTATACATTCTAAATTGTGATAATCCACCCATAAAGGTTCCACCAAAATTCTGTTCCATTAAAATTTGTGTTGTTAAACCACTATATGTTGTTGCTGAAAGTATTTCATTTGGAAATAACTCAGGGTCTTGACCGTATGGTCCTTCTAATGGTACGTAGTTTCCGGTATAAGTTAACGTACTAGCGGTTGATGCTGATGTAAAATACGGTGTTGTATCAAATTTAGTATAAATTGTTCCTGATTGTCCTGTCAACCCTGTGAGAGTTATAACGTTTCCACTACAAGCGGTATAAATTAAATCGGTATCAATATTACCAACAGACCAATCCCAAGTGGAACACTCTTTGAATATTAAGTGGTCGTGAAGACCTTGAGAACCACCACCCCACGATATGTTAAATGGCACACCAAGTTGTTTTTCTTTTTCACAATTCAATTCTCTTGGTATAATCTCCTCAAAGTTTTCAATCACCATGAAGTAGTAACCATTTATATAAATTTTCAATCTACCGAGTCTATACCAAGCATCGTCAAACCATTTTCTATCAAACACCACACGATAAACCTTATCTTCTTTAGTTCCTCCCGAATGTGTTTCAGGTGGCATTATTAGATTGTATGAGGTGTTATTTAATATTGATTGGTATGTGACTTGTCTAATGTCATTTAATCCACCTAAATTTAGTAAATCACATTCTTCTATCGTTGTGTACCTTTCAAATACTGCGGTAACCATCACCCATCTATCCTCTGTAATCGCAGAACATATGTAATCACATACGTCGTATATCGGAGGACTACAAACTTCAGTTATAGTATAACCTGTTTGAAATGTTAATCCTGTCGTCGAACAACTTCCTGTTGTGACACAATCTCCGGTAATAACAATTGTTTTAACACATAATCTTGGGTCCGCAGCACACCCACTAAACCTTATTGATAATGCATTTGATAACACATCAAACTTGGGGTCCAAAGGTGGTATTGGTAATTGTTCTGTACAAGCTCCACAACCACAACCAATATTGTGATATGCCGTTGTTGCGCTTGACGGATAAAGACTTACACAATTTGCATTCGTATATCCAGTTTCATTACACGTACAACTACTTAAACTTGTTAATCCTGACGTTACTCTGGTATACCCACTATTACTTTCAGGATGACCATCGGCAAAATGATAATATTTGTTTTCAGCTCTTGTTCCAAAATAAAAGAAAGTTCCAGCATTTTTTGGATAACGAGTGTTTAAATATTCTTCAGTTGAAGCACTAATTGAAAATTCATCGGTTATTCTTGGTTTGATAACCGTCTCCATAGTCCAACCCTTGTTTAATCTTTCAGGAAAAACCTCGTAATCATAACCAAATAATTTATAAAATCCTTGATAAAATCCACCATATAGTTCTTGGTAATACCCTATTGTTGGTTGGTTTTTAGAAACTATATTATATATCGCATTTTTTGGTCTACCTGAAAACACAGTATTAGGTGGTGTCGTATAACCTGTCACCATGTGTAATTTCATCCTTCTATCATAATAATGTGGGTGAAATTTATAATCGTCTCTCACACCCATTGTATAGTATAATGTTTCACCAGTCAATCCCGTATATAAACCATTATCCGTCGCTGTTAACCCAATATCACAAGTTCCCGTAAATGCCGATAAACAAGATAAATCTAAATTATTTGGATTGTAATAATTTTTTGACACAAGTGTTGCCCCCGTGTAAAAAACATCGAAAGACATAGAAAGTTGCGGACAGGAGTTAGTATCGTTTAAATCTAAACGTATTGGTAATCTTGTTCCGTCATTTGCTGCAATAATGTCCGTTGAAAAGACCACTTCCTCATCATAATCCCTTTCATCCGCAACCAATGTTAAATCAAAATATTGTCCCGTATTTAATAAACTTCTGTATTTAGGATAATAATATGTATTTAAATTTTGAGTTGGCATACTTTTTTATGATAAATACTTTGTTTGGAGTATTTATAGGTAAAAAGCTCAATGAAGACATATAAATACTCTACAGAAGAAAGGGCGGAAAGAGTTGCTAAAACTTTGGGATGTGTTGGCTCTCACTATCACAACGAAGATGGTGAAAGAAAATACATGCCTTGCAAGTCCCACGAAATATTTTTAAAAAAATTAAAATCTTCTGAAGATGAACCTACAGAACAGGAAGTCACTGAGCTTGTTGATGACGACGGAACGTGGTTATCATCTGATATTCCTATTCTTTCACCGGCAAGTGCTGGTATCGGAACTAAAACTACTGACCAAATTATACCTGCAGCAAGAAACCCAAGAGACCCATTGTTAAGAGGTTGGTATGGGTACTATGGTGAAGGATATGTTAAAGAAACTGACATGTCTAAAGCTTTTGGTTATAAGGACACTATGAATATGGATGCCGAAGAAACCTTGGATTATTTCAAAGATGAATTAGAAATGGATGATGAGTCGGCAGAAAAAAGAGTTGAAGATGAATTTGGTAAAAGTCCTGAAAGAGATAAAAAATCACCGTACAAAAATGAAAAAGGATTTGTAGGAAGACCTATCTTAAAAGAAAAGGAAATTGGTGAGGATGTTATCATGGATAAAAATAAAGATGACGATACCGAAAAAAGAAGAATAAAAGATTTAATCAATCCATTATTAGTAAGAAACATTAAATCAATTAAAAAATTGGCTAAAGAACACGGTATTTCCGTAAAAGAATTAATTCAAATTATTAAAGATGAATAGTAACTTATATAATAGAATTGCAATAATACCAGACTCATTGGTAAAACACCTTAATGATTGTTTTAATTCAGTCGAAGGGAATCAAAATGTGGAAGGGTATAATAGAAACCAACAATTAAGAAAAGGTAAACAAGCAACATACCAACAAATAAAAAGAATTAAAAGTTGGTTTGAAAGTTATAGTGGTAATAAAGAAGACGCACCTTTTATTTTAAACGGTGGTGATAGAATGAAGGGTTGGTGTGATGAGGTTTTAAGAGTTTGGAGAGACAACGATAGTAGTGGTAAAAAAATAAAGATGGATGCAGGGATGCAAAACCAATTTATTGATAATCACACAAAAGACCAACTTATTAAAAATCCTTTAGATAGTCACTCAAAAACAAATAGTGACATTGATGTAAGGGTGGAACAAGAAATAAAATTAATGAATAAACTATATCAAAAAATATTATAATGGCAGTCCAATCAGATAAAATGGATTTTTCGCAACCTGATAATCAATTAAGTAAGATTGCGGAAGAACAAAGAAAAAAGTTATTTCCAAGAAATGATTTTAATCCTGCAGACCAATATTCAACAGTTCACCCCGATGCTATCGCAAATGGTGATAAAATTGGTAGAGGTACAGGTGGTGAGTTAGATGTTTATAACCAAGCCGCGGGAACTTCTACAGATATTGCAGAAAGAAAAGACGATTTAAAAATAAATAAATTTTCACCAAATAACCCATATTACTCGGTATCGTGAAGTTATTAAATAACCTTTCTCAACTTATACTTGAAGCCGCTAATCTAGATGTGGTTCAGGATAGTATTAGAAATAAAAAAGTAATTACAATTAACTACGATGGTGATGAGTATGGTAAAGGTTATCGTGATATCGAACCTGTTTGTGTTGGGTATTCTAAAAAAGGTGAGTTAGTATTACGAGCTTGGGAAATACAGGGGTCTTCACATTCAAAGGTCACAAGAGATAACCCAATTCCTGGTTGGAGGTTTTTTAAATTAGTAAAGATATTGACTTATCAACCGCAAGGTGATACGTTTTATGAAATGAGACCTAATTACAACCCTAATGGTGATAAACTAATGTCGAGTGTGATATTAAACGCAGTATTCGACAACACAGAAAATATAGCATAACATGTCAGATTTAATGCAAAAATTAGCAATTTCAAAAAAAATTATGGATGCCCATAGTGGTATTAACAGAGGTTCGGTAGCTCCCAATCCAGTATTAGAAAATTTTGATACACCAAACGCATCATACAACATTCCACAAGAATATATGGGTGAAGTTGCTCAAGAAAGACCAAATTTTGACCCAACACAACCTTTAGAAGAAAGTAGAATTAAAAACTCAAAACTACCCGATGAAATCAAAAGATTAATGATAGAACAACCGATAGTACAACCAAGTTCTATGAATGGGGGTTCTGTAATTAGTAATGATATTATTGAGGGAGCCCAAAGATTAATGGGTATGGGTTCAAAACAACAACCACAGGTTGTTAATGAAACGGTAAAAACACAAAAAACTACACAGAATTTTGACATGAACGAAATGAAAAATATGATACGTGATGTCGTTAGAGATACGGTTAAAGATGTAGTTAGAGAAGAATTAAAAGAAGCGGGTATGTTAGTTGAGTCCACAAGTAATTCAAACGATACATTACAATTTAAAGTAGGTAATCATTTGTTTGTTGGTAAAGTTACGAAAATTAAAAAATTACAATAAAATAAAATTTATTCTAATGTAAATCCACTTCTGAAAAGGGGTGGATTTTTTATTTTATATATCTTACTTTTATGTAAAAAGTATCAAATGAATAAAATAAAAGTTTTAGTATTACCATCAGACAAAACGGGAGTGGGTAAATTTAGAAGTGTGGACCCGCATGTTTGTTTACAAAATAACCACTCAGATGAATTCCATGTCGATATAGATTATGAACCAAAGGTAAATGATTTAAATTATTGGAAAAATTATGATATAGTTCATTTCCATAGAACCATTGGTCATGACTATGATAATTCAGTTAATTTAATCCAAAGATTAAATAAATTAGGAATTGTAACGATAATGGACTTAGATGATTATTGGTTACCAACAAAAGAACACCCCGTTCACCAAATGGTAATTCAAACACAATTACACAAAAAAATTATTGAGAACTTAAAAGTTGCGGGTCACGTAACAACTACTACATCATTTTTTGTTAATGAAATATCAAAATTCAACAAAAATGTTTATGTGTTACCAAACGCAATTAATCCAAAAGAATCACAATTTAACTCCAAAACAGAACCTTCAGATAAACTAAGATTTGGTTGGTTAGGTGGTTCATCTCACTTACATGACCTTAAACTTTTAGATGGTACTATGAATAAGTTAACTCCACTAAAAGATAAATTTAGTATGTATCTTTGTGGTTTTGATATTAGAGGGACTGTGACCGAAATTAATCAACAAACGGGAGAACAAAAACAAAGAGATATTAAACCTGAAGAAACAGTTTGGGCTCGTTATGAGGAAATTTTTACCGACAACTATAAATTAGTTGACGATAAACATAAAGACTATTTAATGAAATTCTCACAAGAGGATTATATTTCAGATACAAATCCATTCTACAATCGTGTTTGGACTAAACCCGTAACAAGTTACGCTAATAACTACAAATGGTTTGACGTATCTTTAGCACCAATTAAAAACCATATTTTTAACAGAGTTAAATCACAATTAAAAGTAATTGAAGCAGGTTTTTATAAAAAGGCAATCATAGCGTCTAACGTTGGTCCTTACACTGTAGATTTAAAACATGCGATGAAAAATGGTGAATTTACAGACGGTAATGCTTTATTAGTTGATGAGGCGAGAAGTCATAGTGATTGGGCAAAATACATGAAAAAATTAATTGATAATCCTAATTGGGCTTACGATTTAGGTCAAAGATTATATGAAACCGTTAAAGACACTTACGATTTAAATAAAGTTACAAGAGACAGAGCAGAACTATACAAATCCTTAATAAAATGATAAACATACCTATTAACAAAATACTTTTCCTTGACATTGAAACTGTTGGTCTATGTAAAGACTGGCGTTCTTGTCAACAAAGTCATCCTAAAATTGCTGAACAATTTGTTAAATACTTTGATTGGTTCTTAAAAAGGTTTCCTGAAGACAATGTTGAAACAAATGGTCTTGAAGAAGAAATGCAAAAAATGGATGATGTCTATGCTAAGCGAACAGCCTTGGTTCCTGAATTTGCTAAGATAGTTTGTGTGTCTATGGCATTTGTTTTAGATAATGGTGAGATTAAAAAACAAACTTTTTCTAACGATGACGAACACAAGTTATTATTAGAAGTAAGAGACCTTTTGAATAGATGTCATAAATTGGATTTTTATCTTTGTGGTCATAACCTTAAAAACTTTGATATCCCCATGTTGGCAAAACGAATGATTATCAATGGGATTATGCCATCTAAGATTCTTCCTTCATACGATACGAAGCCTTGGGAAATTAAAGCCATCGATACAAAAGAAATTTGGCAATATGGAGCATATACGGCAATTGGCTCATTAGATTTAATGTGTACGTGTTTAGATATACCTACACCTAAAGACGGACCAATTAATGGTGGAATGGTTCATGAAGCTTATTGGAACCACAACAGACTACAAGAAATCGCAGAATACTGTGAAAAAGATGTAGATGTATTAATAAACGCAATTTTACAATTAAAATCTTTAAAATAATGTTTGATAGAATAAGAGAGGCTAAAGACCAATTTAAAATGTTAAAAGAACTACAATCCAAATTAGGAGATGTAGATATGAATAACCCATCAGAATTTTTAAAATCAATGGGGGTTAATCTTGATGATTTAAACACCCATTTTGAAAATTTGCACGAGTCAAATGAAGTTGAGTTTACTAAAGTCAACTTAAACTTTGTTAATGACTCTGATAATGAAAATCCTTCTTACGCTTACCCATCTGATTCAGGATTTGATTTAAGAGCGTCTGAAGAAGTTTGGATTCAACCTAATTCAAGGGCATTAGTCCCAACAGGAATACGATTAGATATTGGTGAAAACTACGAAGTCCAAGTTAGGTCTAAAAGTGGCTTAGCCCTAAATCAAGGTTTGTTTGTATTAAATTCACCAGGAACTGTTGATAGTGGGTATCAAGGTGAAATCAAAGTTATACTTTTTAATACCACAAACAAAAAAGTAAAAATTGAAAAAGGTCAAAAAGTTGCTCAGGCAGTTCTTTGTCCTGTAATTGGGGGTAGATGGGTAGACTTAGTTAAAGTTTCGGAAATCAAAGAAAAAGATAGAAATAGTAACGGTTTTGGTTCAACAGGACTTTAAAAATATTATATAGAATAATTTAATGATTACAATAGGATTCTCAACTAGAAAAATTGATAGTAGTTTTGTTGAACTATTAAAAAAATCATGTGGAGTATCAAACCCACAAATAATCCCAATAGAAAATGAGGGTAAATATTCATTACCTGAAGCTTACAATATGATTTTAGAACAAGCAACAAACGATATTGTTGTGTTGTGTCATGATGATATCTATTTTGATAGTAAGAATTGGGGTAGTAAAATATTAAAACATTTTAAAAGAAGTCCTGAGTATGGAATTTTAGGGCTTGCAGGTTCTACCCAATTACCAGAATCTGCAAAGTGGTGGGAAGACTTTTCAAAAATGAAAGGTATTGTTAATCACGAACATGAAGGTAAAAAATGGGAATCCAAATATTCTGCAAGTTTAGGTAATCAGATTGATGATGTCGTTTTGGTTGATGGTCTTTTTGTTGTATTGAATAAGAAAAATATTAAACAAACATTTAACGAAGAAATTAAAGGGTTTCACTTTTATGATGTAGATTTTTCATTTAGAAACTTTATTGAAGATGTGAAAATTGGCGTTATCTATGATGTCAGAGTTACTCACAAATCAATAGGTCAAACAAACGACCAATGGGAGCAAAACAGAATTAAGTTTGCAGAAAAACATAAAGATAATCTTCCCGTTAAAATTAAAAGAAATCTTACTTTAGAATCGCCAATTAAAGTATTACTATCTTCATTATTTTTTAAAACTTTTACAGGTTCTGAAATGTATGTTTATGAATTAGCAAGAGGGTTAAAAAGTTTAAACTGTGATGTTACCGTTCTTTCAGATATCGAAGGTCCTTTATCTAAAATTGCAAATCAACAAGGAATTAAAACATTACCATTCTCTAACCCACCGGGTTATAAATTAGGTGATGGTAAGTGGGGATTTAACACGCCAGAAGGTGTAATCGCTAGTCAACCAAATATGATGTATAAAATGTCAGATGTTAATTTTGATATTGCTCACGTTCAACACAACCCAATATCGAAACAAATATGTGAGATGTACCCAAACATACCAAAAATTTCAACAATACATTCTGAAGTAATAGAGTTAGAAAATCCTTATATAGACGACTCAATTAAAAAATATATCTGTATCAGGCCTGAAATTCAAAAACATGTTGTAACGAATTTTAACGTAGTTGGGTCTGACACTGAAGTTATTTATAACCCAATCGACACAAAAAGATTTAACACTAATAACATAAAAAATTACCCTTACGTTTTATTTGTTGGGACAATAGACTACCTGAGAGAAAAAACAATTAGGGACTTAGTTGAGTATTCAAAATCCATTAATAAAGAACTTTGGTTAGTTGGTGAAAACAAATCAAACTACCTACCGGAATTATTAGAATTTTCTCATGTTAAACATTTTCCAGCAACTAACAAAGTTGAAGAATATGTTAAAAACTGTAGTGAGACTGCAGGTATTCTTTTAGGTAGAACAACAATTGAGGGTTGGTTATGTGGTAAATCAGGATGGATTTACAATGTCGATAATAGTGGTAATATTATAAACAAAAATAAACATGAAGTTCCGTCTGACGTTTACAAGTTTAACTCTATTGAAGTTGCTAAAAAAATAAAAGAGGAATATATTAAAATTTTAAATGGTTAAAGTTGTTAGTTGTTTTTGGAATGCCGAAAACTATATTGAGAAATGTATTAATTCAGTTAAAAATCAATTACATAAAAATTTCAAAATGTATTTGGTTGATGATGTTTCCACTGATAAAACAGTGGAGCAAATAAAAAAACTAATCGATGGTGATGATAGGTTTATACTAATAGAAAATAAAGTAAAAAAGTATAAACTAAAAAATATGGATGATTTATTGATGGATGAATCTTTATTTGACGATGATGATATTATTATTGAATTAGATGGTGACGATTGGTTGTATAATGATAAAGTCTTAGGGTTTATTAATGACAAATACGAAAAAAATAAAAATTTATGGTTAACTAACGGTAGCTTTGTTTATTCAAATGGTATGATTGGTTTTTCTAATAGAGTTAATTATAAAACCGTAAGAACGGATATTTTTGCCTTTTCACATTTAAGAACTTGGAAAGTACATCTTTGGCGTAATATTGATGAGTCGTCGTTTACCGATGAAAATGGAGAATACTTTAAAGCCGCTCCGGATGTCGCATATTCATACCCTATGATTGAGATGTGTGGTGATAAACATTACGAATTTATACCGGAAATACTTTTAGTCTATAATGAAGAAAATCCACATAACGAACATAAAGAAAACGCCAGAGCGGGTCAAATGGAACAACAAAGATGCGCAAACATAATAAGAAACTTAAAAAAATATAAACCACAATAGTATGGAAAATGTTTATTCAACAGCCTATTTAATGGGTGGGTTAGGTAACCAAATGTTTCAAATCGCACATGCGGTTTGTCAAGGATTAAAAAATAATAAAGAAAGTGTTTTTGAACCCGTGTCTTACACCCCAATGTCACAATCTAAACAAACTACTCATTATGTTGACAATATTTTTAAAAATGTAAAATTTGTTGATAAAATTATTAACAAAAAAAGAGTTTCTGAAGAAACCTGGAATAAACCTAATTTAAATTTTTCTTGGGATAGTAATATAGAATTCTATGGGTATTACCAAAGTCTAAACAATTTTTTAGGGTATGATGAAAACATAAAAGAAATGTTCGGTCCTGATGATAATTTTATTACAAAATTAAAATCTTTGTACCCAAATTTTAAAAATCAAAAATCTACTTCGATACACATTAGAAGAGGTGACTATCTAACTATAAACGATATACTACCATCTGTAGATTTAAGTTATATTGATTATTGTATAAATCTTTTAGATGACTTAACTGAAGTATTTTATGTTTTTAGTGATGATATTAATTGGGTTAAAAATAATATTAAATCTTCTAAAGTGGTTTTTGTTGACCAGTTACAAGATTATGAAGATTTATGGATGATGAGTTTATGTGAAAATAACGTAATATCAAACTCAACATTTTCATGGTGGTCAGCCTTTTTAAATAAAAATGAAAATAAAAAAGTTTTATGCCCAAGTATGTGGTTTGGACCTAAAGGATTTCAAGATTACGATAACATATATGTAGATGGATGGATTAAAGTAAACGTAAATTACAATAATGGGTTATTAGTAAAAACAAAAAACGACACTATTAATCTAATAGACTCAACATTCTCACACTCAAAAATAGGTTACTGTAGTGATTACCAAGACTCATTATTTTTTAAATGGAAAAGAGAAAATTTTAATAAAAATGGTAATGATTTTGTTGTTTACACCGATGCGAGATTGGGGGAAGTCACAAATAACCATAATTCAATTGCTTGGTTAATCGAACCAAAAGAAATCGCACCATATACCTATGATTTTATTGTTAATAACAATAATAAATTTAAAAAAGTATTCACACATGAAAAGTCACTATTAGACAAGGGTGGAAATTATGAATTATTACCATTCGGATGTTGTTGGATAAAACCTGAGGACCAAAAAATTTACAATAAATCAAAAATGATAAGTATAATATCATCAAATAAGACTCAAACAAATGGTCATAGATTAAGACACGACATTATTAACCAATTAAATGGTAAAATAGATGTATACGGTAGAACTTACAACCCAATAGATTATAAACTTGACGGACTAAAAGAATATAAATTTCACATTGTGGTGGAAAACACTAAAAGAGATTATTGGTTTACTGAGAAACTAATTGATTGTTTTGTGACAGGAACAGTACCAATTTATTGGGGGTGTCCTTCAATAGGTGATTTTTTTGACACTAACGGTATGATTATTTTTGACAATGTTGAGGAGTTAGTGGACATCGTAAATAATTTATCTATAGATGACTATATAAAAAGACTAGAAAGTATTAAAAATAATTTTAATAAATCAAAAAAATATTTGTTACCAGATGATATTATTTACAAAAAACTTACTTTAGAAATATAAAAAATATTATGAAAAATTTAAAAGATATTATAAACCTTGAGAAAGACAAAACATCATTTGTTTGTGGTTTAGGTCCTTCTCTTTCGGACACTATAGGACACATTATAAAAGAAAGGAAAAATATAGTTTTAGTTTCTTGTAACGATATTGATTTGATAAGTGATTTACAACCTAACTATTGGGTTTGGGCGAATACGCAACAAGTTGGTAGTTTAATTGATAGATTAAAAAGAATGCCTAACACATCACTTGTACATGCAGACTCAGTAGACTCAACACCTAGATGGTGGATTGAAAAAAATTTAGGAAATTTAAATTATGTGGGTTACGACCAAAGACACTTTGATAATAAAACCTGTTATAGTTGTGCAAACGGATGTCAAAATTTTATTAGTGATAGATTAACAATACAAGAAGAGTTACAAAAATTTACAGGTAATGATGAGAAATATAGTGCAGGGGATACTGTTGCTGTACATATGTTAGCACTATCTATATTATTGGGGTGTAAAAAAATATACGTATCAGGGGTAGATTTAGACTATAAAAAAGGTTATTTTGGTTCTTATATGGCCCCAATATCGGCAACGGAATTTGACTCAACTATACCTAATATGTTAAATGATTTTAGAATTATTAACGATAGTGCTAAAAAAATTGGGGTTGAGATAATAAACACAAGTGTAGATTCACGTCTAAGTGAAATTTTAAAAACTGAAAAAATATGAGTTCAATATTTAATCCTAATTATGTTCAAAAAACATATAAAGAAAATAAATCAGATTACCCAAAAAAGTTAGTTAACTATATTATAAAAAAATATAACATAAAAGAAGGGGCTAAGATTTTAGATATTGGATGTGGTGATGGAGTAATAACAAAATGTTTTATTGAATGTGGTATAGATGCTTATGGAATGGACATATCAAATTCCTCAAAAGAAAACATACCGTCAAAAAAATTTAAATCTTATGATTTAAACGAAAAAAAATATCCGTTTAAAGATGAAAAATTTGATTTTATTTTTTCAAAATCTGTTGTTGAGCATCTACAAAATCCGGATATTTTATTAGATGAATCATATAGAATGTTAAAAAAGGGTGGCGTATTAATTTGTATGGCTCCGAGTTGGAAACATTCGTATAAGGAGGCTTTCTATATTGACCACACACATGTTACACCTTTCACTAGATATTCATTAGAAACCGCTTGTGACCTATCTGGGTTTGTTTCTGAGTGTGAATATTTTTATCAGTTACCATTAACATGGAAATATTCATTTTTAAACATTTTTAGATACATCATTCAAAAATTACCATTACCATACTCACCATTTGAAAAAGTATTATGGGGTAAAAAAACAAACAAGATTATTAGATTCTCAAAAGAGGCAATGTTAATTTGTAAAGCGGAAAAAAAATGATATCCTTAATTTTAGCAAGGGGTGGAAGTAAAGGCGTTCCAAAAAAAAACATAAAACAATTAATGGGTAAACCTTTAATTGAGTATGTAATTACTTCGGCTAAAGAATCAAAAAAAATTACAGATGTATATGTTTCTTCTGATGATGAGGAGATAATTGAAATCTCAAAGAATCTAGGATGTAAAATCATTGTAAGACCTAATGAATTGTCAACTGACACATCTTTAGATATAGATTCTTTTAGACATTTTTGCAAAGAATTAAACCATACTGAACCAATAATACATTTAAGAGCAACAACCCCTTTAGTAAATCCATTAGTCATTGATAACGCTATTGAAGTGTTTTTAAAAAATAAAAAAAACATAACAAGTCTTAGGTCTGCACATGAAACTTCAGAATCTGTATATAAGTTTTATACAAAAAATGGTGAGTTTTGGCAACCTATAGTTGATACTATGGATACTAATTTACCTAGACAAAGTTATCCTAAAACATATTCACCTAACGGATATGTTGATATAGTAACCCCTGAAATTTTTATGGATTCAGATAGTTTTTATGGTGATAAAATTTATTCATTTATTACTGATAAAACTTATGAAATTGACACTATTGATGATTTTAATTATATTGAGTATATTTTAAGTAAAAAAAATGTATAAGTTCCAGTTAACACCGGTTAAATGTGATTCTGTAAAAACACGTTATAGAAACATTACAACATCAATTCCATCTCCACAATCATTAGAGTATTTAAATAATTGTATCAAGTATGAGCCAAATTCAATGAATGACCAACTACCCGTAGTGTGGGATTCGGCATTAAATTATTCAATTTATGATATATCAGGTAATAAATGGATAGATTTTACCTCATCAATATTTGTCACAAATGTAGGGCACTCAAACCCAAAAGTAAAAGAAGCTATTATCTCTACGACTAATAAAAATTTATTAAACGCTTATTATTACCCAACCAAAGAAAGGTCTGAATTTTCTAAACTATTAGTTAATGTTTCACCTAAAAATTTAGACAAAGTTTTATTTTTATCTACCGGTTCTGAGTCTGTTGAGTGTGCAATTAAAATGTCAATTAAACATACAGGTAAAAACAAAATCATCTCATTCAATAATGGTTATCATGGCAAAACTATGGGGTCGGCAATGGCAGGTGGTAAATTTAAATCACAAGAATGGATACCCGTTAAAACATATGTAACTCATTTACCTTACCCTGATACTATTACATTAGAAAAAGAAGGGTTGTTACCACAAGAACTTTTTGAAAAATATTTTAAAGATATAAATCCTTCTGAGTATTCCTCAGTAATCATGGAACCATATCAAGGATGGTCAGCCGAATTTGCGTCAAAAGAATATGTTAAATTATTAAAAAAATGGTGTGAACATAATAACGTCTTATTAATAATTGACGAGATACAATCAGGGTTTGGTAGGACAGGTAAATTATTCGCTTATGAACATTTTGATATTACTCCCGATATAATTGTTTGTGCTAAAGGGATTTCATCATCATTACCATTATCTTGCGTAATAACTAATAATAAAATTATTAACAACGATATGTCATACAACAGCACACATGGGGGTAACCCTGTTGCGGTTGCCGCGTCAAAAGCTTCTGTAGAATATCTTTTAGATAATGATTTGATTAACGAATCATATCGGAAAGGTAAGATAATGGAAACGGAATTATTAAAGTGGAAAGAAGAAATGCCTGATTATGTAAAAAAAATAAACTGTAAAGGATTATTGGCGGGGGTTTTCATCAAATCACCAAATGGAAATGACGTTGATTTTGTTGATATGATAATAGAAGTTGCAATGAGAAAAGGTTTATTATCAATTAGGACACAATCAGGAACATTAAAAATAGGTCCTCCATTAACTATTGATGATGATGCGTTAATTGAAGGTATTGGAGTTTTAAAAGAAAGTTTGATAGAATGTTTAGGCACGTTGGTATAGTCGTAAACGACTTGGATAAAATGAAATGGTTTTATCAAGATGTAATTGGATTGGAAATTCTTTATGATAAAATAGAAGAAGGTCGGTTTTTAAATCATATACTTAATTCTGTTAATAAATCTCCAAGAATTATTAAATTGGGTAAAGATAATAAAACAATAGTTGAATTGCTTTATTTTGGAAGTTGTGAAATAAATAAAAAAAGTCTTTTTGAAAACGGGTACACTCATTTTGCATTTACTATAGATAATGTTAAAACTCTTTACGATAAGTTTATTGATAATAATTTACCTATCATTAATACTCCGACAATTTCTGATGAAAAAACGGTTAAAGTTTTTTTTGGTTCGGACCCAGAAAATAATATTATAGAATTTGTTGAGTTATTATGATAGTAGGAGTTTTACAAGGTCGTCTTAGTGAGCCGGTCAATAAAAAAATGCAAGAGTTTCCACTTAACTGGAAATCCGAATTTAATGTTTTAAATCATATCGAGTTGAGTGGTATCGAATGGTTAATAACTCCAAACGATAACTTAAATAATCCATTATTTATTGAATCTAATTTACCCACTAACATCTTATCGGTTTGTGTAGATACTATGGTTAATAATTCATTTTACAAAGATGAATTTATGAATCAAAATTTAGTACCTGTTTTAGATAAAATGGTAGAACTAAAATTGAATAAAATAGTAATACCACTTTTAGAAGATAGTTCAGTGGAAAATGAATATATCAGATATGAATTTTTAAAAAACATAATTCCAATATCTGAAAAATATCCATCAATTAATTTTTGTTTTGAATTTGAATGTGATAAAGAAATTGTGATGGATGTCGTAAATAATAAAGACAATTTTTTTATTACCTATGATACCGGTAATTTCACCTCAACATATAAAGAAAAAATAGACCATGAAGAATTAATAAATTACTTCGGGTCAAAAATAAAAAATGTTCATTTTAAAGATAGAACTTTTAATGGTGAAACAAAACATTTTGGGTTAGGCGATACCAATTTTAAAACTATAATTGATTCATTAAAAAATATTAATTACACTGATAACATCATATTGCAACTTGCAAGAGATGTGGATGGTGATGAAATAAATTACATAAAAAATACATACCAAAAAATCAAAACATTATTATGAGAAACTTATTTGATTTAGATGGTAAGGTTGCTTTAATTACCGGCGCGGGTGGATTATTAGGTCCAAAACACGCCGAGGCTCTTTTAGAATATGGGGCTAAAGTAATTCTTACAGATGTCGACATGGATATGTTATCTAAAAAACACAAAGAACTTTCTTCAGTTTATGGGGAAGAAAATGTGTTTATGGAATACATGAATGTTACAGACAAAAAAAGTGTAAATGAGGTGTCAAACAAATATGAAAGAATCGATATCCTTATTAATAACGCGGCTAAAGACCCAAAAGTCACAAAAGACGATAAAAGTTTAACGCCTGAAACAAGATTTGAGGTGATGACTGAATCGTATTTTAAAGAAGGTATTGATGCAATTATAAACGGAACTTTTATTACTTCACAAGTAATTTGTAATAAAATGTTAGAAACGGGTGGTGGTGTTGTATTAAACATTTCGTCTGATTTGGGTGTGATTGCACCTGACCAAAGAATCTACAGAGATGAAACAAAATCTGAAAACGAACAGAATGTAAAACCAATTACATATTCGGCAGCCAAATGGGCTGTAATTGGTATGACAAAATATCTTTCTACATATTTCGCCAAAAATAATATTAGAGTAAATTGTTTAAGTCCGACAGGTGTTTATAACGACCATCCTGTTGATTTTGTAACTAAGTTATCTAATATTATACCGATGGGTAGAATGGCTCACATTGATGAATATAAAGGTGCGATTGTGTTTATGTGTTCTGACGCAAGTTCATATATGACAGGTTCGAATGTTGTAATAGACGGAGGGAAAACAGTATGGTAGAAATGGTTATAAAGAATATTCAGGAGTCAATTAAATTGAAGACTGAACTATTGAATGACAAAGAGATTATAAACAACTCAAATACGATTGCAGAAAAAATCATCGAGTGTTATAAAAACGGTAATAAAGTATTCTTTTGTGGTAATGGTGGAAGTTTTGCTGATGCACAACACCTTTCAGCAGAATTAAGTGGTCGATTCTATTTTGATAGAGACCCGTTAGAAGTTGTTTTATTAGCGGCCAATGTTTCTTATTTAACTGCGGTAGGAAATGATTACTCATATTCAGATATCTTCTCACGAGAAATTAAATCATCAGTAAAAGAAGGTGATATTCTAATTTGTTTCTCAACCTCAGGTAAATCAAAAAATGTTATTAAAGCAATTGGAGTCGCTAAAAACAAGGGAGCGATTATCGCATCCTTTATTGGTAATGATGGTGGGGAAATGAAAGATATATCAGATTATAATTTAATTATACCCTCAAATAACACCGCAAGAATACAAGAATGTCACACACTACTTGGGCATACAATTTTAGAAATAGTAGAAAATAAAATGTTTAAATAATAAAAAATGAAAAAAACTTATGTAATTGCAGAAATAGGTATCAACCATAATGGTGACCTTGATTTAGCTAAAGAACTTATCGTAATGGCTAAAACTTACGAATGTGACGCTGTCAAATTTCAAAAAAGAGATATTGAATCAGTATACACTAAAGAAGAATTAGACACTCAAAGAGAATCTCCTTGGGGAACAACTAATCGTGAACAAAAGATGGGATTAGAGTTTAGTATTGAACAATACAAAGACTTAGAAAAATTCTCAAACGCTTTAGGTTTAGATTTTATCGTTTCTTGTTGGGATTTAAAAAGTGTTGATTTAATCGAATCAAATCTAAACGTGAAATACCATAAAATTGCATCAGCGTTATTAACTGATAAATCATTTTTAGAGAAATTAAATTCAACAGGTAAACCAATTATTGTTTCTACTGGTATGTCAACAGAGGAAGAAGTTGATGCGGCTATTAATATTTTAAATAATGTAGAATACGTTTTAGCGTGTACTAGCACATACCCAACAAAAGATGAAGAAATTAATTTAAACTATATCAAAACTTTAAAAGAAAAATACCCACAATATAAGATTGGGTTTTCTAACCACGCAAGTGGAATGATTCCTTGTTTTGGAGCAGTGGCTTTAGGTTCTGAGTGTGTTGAATTTCACATCACAAAAGATAGAACAATGTACGGTTCTGACCAATCAGCGTCTATTGAAAATGTTGGGGATTTAGTGTCAGGAATTCGTAAAATGGAAACGGTTTTAGGAGATGGTATAAAGGTTGTATTTGAAACTGAAAAACCAATCGCAAAAAAATTAAGAAAAGTTAATGATATTATTTCATAATATGAAAAAACTTTTAGCAATAACCCATCCAGATGAATGGAATCAATTATTACCATTTAATTCTTTTATAAGAAATTTAAAAGAATTAAATGGTTATGAATATGTTATTGCTGTAGTTCCATATAAAGGTAATATTGTAATATCTGAGGCAGATGAAATAATTACTATTAAAGATGGTGATTTATTTTCATATCCCGCAATTTTAGAAAAATTAGACACAAGAAGAAATGACGATTTTTTAAATCGATGTGTGAAGTTTTGTTTTGAAAAATATGGTTCTGAAAATATAGATATTAAAAGTTGGCAAAATACTGATTATGACATTGGTGTTGTAGATGAAATTAACAAACCACCATTAGAATATTATCGTAAATCTTTTGAATACGCTAAAAAATTTTTTGATGATGGACTAACAATAACTCCAACAAAAAAAATATTTGGGTCCGTAAAACAAAAATACGGTAACCTATTCAATGACAAAACCATAATTGTCCTAACTCGTAATTTCACCAATAAAGCGAATATTCATAATACGGCAAATACTTTACCTTATTTAGAAAAAACTTTAAATCATCTAATTGATAATGGTATAAAAATAGTAAATATTGGGTTCCCTCCAAAATCTTTTGATATCAAAAATTCTAATTATATCGAAATAAATGATAACCTAACACAAGATGAGTTAATTTCTTTATTTTACTTATCGTCTGGAGTTATGATGGCAGCAGATGCGGGTGGATTTGTAACACACTATGGTAGCAATGTTGATTTTTACATTATGAGTGAAGAATGGTCAGTTACAAATAAACAAGTTTCTATAAGTTTAATTGATTCTAAAAAAACAAATAAAACAATCTCTTTGGTTGGGTTAAGTGATGAGGATATATACCAAAACATCATTAATAATATAAGACCACAAGAGATTGTATTCTCAAAAGAAAAAATAATAAATATAATATAATGATATATTGTTTTGATTTAGATGGTACTCTGTGTACCAACACTAATGGAGATTATAAAAATGCTGAGCCATTTTTAAAAAGAATAAAAAAAGTAAATGAGTTACATGAAAATGGTAATAAAATTATAATTGATACCGCAAGAGGAGCGACAACAGGTATCGATTGGTACGATTTAACAGAAAATCAATTACGTAGTTGGGGTGTAAATTTTGATAAATTAATTGTTGGTAAAAAGGTTCATGCAGATGTTTTTATTGATGATAAAGGAATAAATGATAATTTTTTTTTTAACGAATGAATAATGAACCCTCATATGATTTAGTAATTGTTGCTCATGAAAAAGATTTTTCACACATAAAATTTATAGTGGAACAATCTGAGTATAATTTAAATTTTGATTCTATACACTTAATATTGAGTGAAAGAGAACCTTTTAATGACCTTGATATTTTAAAAGGTATCACTAAAAAACCAATATACTTACACAATGAAACTGATGTTTTAAAAATCGATAGGTCTCGTTTGGAATATAGACCTAACTGGACATATCAGATATTTTTAAAATTGTTTCAAAATGTAACTAAAAATGATAATTTTTTAGTTATAGAGGCGGATTCTGTAATATTAAAACCTTTAAACTTTTTTGAAGATGGAAAAACCATTTTCTATTTGGGAAGAGATTACATACATGAACCGTATTTTACATTCAATAAAAATGTTTTGGGGTTAAATGAGCGTTTTAATCATTCATTTGTCTGTGAATTCATGATGTATAATAAAAAAATAATAAAAGACATGTTATTGAAATGTAATTGTAATACACCTGAAGATTTTTTAGAACTTGTTTACAAAAACATTTCTGAGTACTGTGTTCCTGCGGACTACGAAATATATGGAAATTTTGTTTATGAACATCATAATGATAAATTTTTAACAAAAAATGTTACATACGAATTACATGGTAGGGATGGTAGGTCAGAAAAATTTACAGATGATGATATTAAAACTCTTATTGAAAGAAATAAAGATTTGGAATCATTGAGTTTCCATGTTTGGCATTTAAATTAAGATTATGAATAATGAAAATAAAATATTAGTAACCGGAGGTTCTGGGTTAGTTGGGAAGTATCTAAAAAAAATATTACCTGATGCCGTATATATCTCATCTAAAGATTACGATTTAACTACAGAAAATGGTGTTCAAAAGATGTTTTTAAAACACAAACCAAATATTGTAATACATTTAGCCGCTAGGGTTGGGGGAATAATTGATAATATTGAGCACCCTGCGGAATATTTCACACAAAACGTTTTAATGAATACTCTTTTAGTTGAGTATTCTAGAATTTTTAAAGTAAAAAAATTTATAGGTATTTTAAGTACTTGTATCTATCCTGACATCGCAAAAAAATATCCGATGGATGAGTCAATGTTACATGACGGACCACCAACTATAACAAATTTTTCATATGGGTATTCTAAACGTTCAATGGGGGCACAAATAGACGCATACAACCAACAATACAATTTAAACTATCAATACCTAATACCTTGTAATTTATACGGTGAAGAAGATAAAGATGATGAAAATAAAAGTCATTTTTTAACATCCCTTATAAAAAAAATACACTCATCAAAAAAAAATAAAAAAGATGATATAACTCTTTTTGGTGACGGAACTCCATTACGTCAATTTATGTTTGCAGGTGATTTTGCTGAAATTATAAAAATGACAATTGATAGTGGTGTGAACGATAGTTTTAATGTTGCAACAGAAGAAAACTTATCAATTAAAGATATGGCTGAAATAGCATTAAAAGTCACAAATAATCAAAACATAAAAATAAATTGGGATACAACCAAACCAAATGGTCAATTTAGAAAAGACGTATCAATAGATAAATTTAAAAATTTGTTTCCAAATTTTAAATTCACACCTTTAAGTGAAGGTATAAAATTAGTATATAATTCATATTATGGTAAAATTAGTTAAAGACACAATTGACAAAAACGACATCAATAAATTAATTGAGTGGTTAAATCAAGATGAAATACCAAGACTCACAAAAGGAGATTTAACTTGGGAATTAGAATCTAAATGGGCAAAAAAAATTGGGACAAAATACTCGGTATATGTTAACTCCGGGTCCTCAGCCATCCTTTTAGCGTTAGCCGCATTATTACACACAGATAAGTTGAGGAATAATAAAGTCGTTGTTCCAGGATTAAGTTGGGCAACCGATGTAAGTTCACCAATGTTATTAGGAATGGAACCAATACTTTGCGATTCTAACTTAGAAGACTTGTCTTGTGATTTAGAACATTTAGAGGAGTTGTTTAAGACAAATGACCCATCTTGTATGATTTTAGTCTCACCATTAGGTTTAGTACCTAACATGGAAAAAGTGATTTCATTGTGTGAAAAATACAATGTTATTTTATTAGAAGACGTTTGTGAAAGTATGGGGTCAAAATATCAAGGAAAATATTTAGGTTCTTTTGGTTTTGCATCATTCTTCTCAATGTATTTTGGACATCACTTAAGTACAATTGAGGGTGGGTTTATAAACACAAACGATGAGGATTTTTATTACTCATTATTAATGATGAGAAGTCATGGGTGGGATAGAGATTTACCTACACACATACAAGAAAAGTTAAGAGAAGAAAATAATGTAAATGAGTTCGACTCTTTATACACTTTTTATTTACCAGGATTCAATTTAAGAGCGACAGATTTACAGGCGTTTATTGGTTTAATGGCAATTGATAAATTAGATGGGTATAGTAAAAAAAGAAATGAAAATTTTAAAAACTATAAATCACTAGTTGGTGATAATAAAATAATGTTGGGTGAAAACGAAGGTGATTTTGTATCAAACTTTGCATACCCAATTATCAATGAAAAAAGAAATGAGATAGTTAATAAACTATTAGAAAAGAATATTGAGGTTAGACCTTTAATAGCTGGAGACATGTCAAAAAAACCAATGTGGGTAAAAAAATATGGTCCTGTTGAATTAAAAAATTGCGAATTAATAAACAAGTTCGGATTTTACATACCAAACCATCAAGGGTTGACTTTCGATGAAATCCAAACTATCGTATCTATAATTAACGAATGAAAAAAGTAGCACTTATAACAGGGATTAATGGACAAGATGGTTCATATCTCGCAGAATTCCTTTTAGAAAAAGGTTATGAAGTTCATGGGACTTTGAAAAGAAATTCAGTGTCAGAAAATCAAACAAGTAGATTGGATAATGTATTTGATAAATTACATTTACATTATGCAGATTTAACCGATTTATCTTCACTCACAAGAGTAATACAAGAAGTTAAACCCGTTGAAATTTATAATTTAGCGGCACAATCACACGTAAGAATTTCTTTTGACCAACCAATTTATACCGCAAATGTAACAGGTCTTGGAACACTTAATTTATTAGAGGCGGTAAAATTATTAAACAAAGATATAAAAATATACCAAGCCTCCTCATCTGAAATGTTTGGTAATACTATTGATGATGATGGATATCAAAGAGAGACTACTCAATTAAATCCCGTATCACCTTATGGTTGCGCAAAAGTATTCTCATATAACATTTGTAGAAACTATCGTAATTCATATGGAATGAAAATATGGAATGGTATTTTGTTTAACCACGAATCACCAAGAAGAGGGACAAACTTCGTAACTAATAAAGTAGTCAAAGCTGCCGTTAGAATTAGTTTGGGTTTACAAGAAAAATTAAATATAGGTAATTTATACGCGACAAGAGATTGGGGTCACGCTAAAGATTATGTTGAAGCCATGTGGTTAATGTTACAATCAGATAAACCTGAAGATTACGTGTGCTCGACAGGAGTTTCTCATTCTGTACAAGATTTATGTAGTTATGTGTTTAGTTCTTTAGGTTTAGACTATAGTGACTACATAGTAATTGATGAAAAACATTTTAGACCTGAAGAGTTATATGATTTAAAGGGAGATTCATCAAAATTAAGAGATGAATTAAATTGGAAACCAAAATATACTTTTGAATCAATGTTAGATGAAATGATTGAATATTGGGTGGACCACTATAAAAATAAATAATAATTAAATGACGAGAAGAAAAATAACTCAACCAGAGGAACCTGTAATTCCTAAAACAATCACTAAGAAGGATTTCATAAACTCAGTTATTAAAAGAAAACAAAAAAATAAATTCTTATCTGACAACCAAAAAGAGTATTATGACCTATTGATTTCTAATCAAATAACTATATGTTCAGGTCCCGCGGGTGTTGGTAAAAGTTTTATTTCTATGAGAGCGGCAGTTGACCTTTTAATGGACCCAAACAACTCTTATGAAAAACTTATTATTGTTAGACCGGCTGTTGAAGCTGAAGAAAAACTTGGTTCATTACCGGGTAATTTAGAGGAGAAATTAGACCCATACATTTTCCCATCATATTATCTTTTAAATAAAATTATTGGAAAAGAGGCGAGAGAAAAACTTAAAGAAGCTGAAATTATCGAAGTTTTTGCATTAGCATATATGAGAGGAATGAACATCGATAACTCGATTTTAATTTTTGAAGAAGGTCAGAACGCAACACCAAATCAAATGAAATTACTATTGACAAGGATTGGTTTTAATAGTAAGTTCTTTATATCGGGCGACTTAGAACAAACTGATAGATATAAAGATAAAAAACAATCGGGGTTATACGATGCACTACAAAGATTTAAAGATATATCTGATGTTGGTATCTATGATTTTAGAAATGCAAAAAATGTAAGGAACCCACTAATAAGTAAAATATTAGAAAAATACGATGAAGAGAATAGGAATTGAGGTTAATGGTGTATTAAGAGACACTTTTGGTAAGTTTAGACAAATATATGAAAAACATATGATTGAAAACTATGAGTCTGAAAATACCAATCAAACGTTCACTATGGATATATCTGGTAACACTTCACTTGATGGTGTTGAGAATGAATTTACATACGAAATTATTGAACCTATTGATACATTTGAATTAAAAAATCATTTTAAATTTAAGTCAGATGAGGAATTATATGATTTTATGTTTAATGATTTTCCTATGCAAATATTTGGTCACGCTGGGTCTACTGAAACATTCACATTTAATGACCTGAATAATTTTTATACTAAAAATAGAGATGAATATGAAATTTTTATTGTATCAGATGAGATTGGCAAATCTAAACCATCCACTCTATTCTTTCTTTCAAAGTTTGGGTGTTTAATAGAGAACATAAAGTTTTATTCAAACTCCACATTAGATAATATGTGGGATACAATTGACATATTATTAACATCAAATCCAAATCTTATAACAACACACCCCGATAATAAGGTTTTGGTTCAATATGTTACTGAATATAACAAAAATATAGATAACAAATATAAAATAGATAAGTTGGGAGACTTTGATGAATTAATTAAACAAATCAAATTATGATTGCATTTTTAGGTGAAAACTATTACATTGATGTTGATGAACTTGAGAATCAAGTAAGTTTATCCAACTCTAAAGTTTTACCGCTATCAGGTGAAACAGAAACGGAACAAATAAGTGTTACCAGATACGAAACATTTAAACTTTTATTAGATGTGGTATTATCAGAAAGGGAAGAAGTTGATGAAAATTTAGGATTGCATGGAGCAAAAGCTCTAACAATACCATTTAAATTATCTTTTAATACACTATTATTAAATAAAATAATCAAAAAATTTTAAAAAATGGATTTAGAAAAAATACAAAAAGTAGAAGGTTCTATTAAAAATTTAGAAGATAGAAGTGCAAGAGTTTATTTTTTAGTACAAGACACTAAAGGTAACCCAAAGGCAAGTATCAAATATATTTACGATATTGCTAAAACATTAAAAAATAATAATTATAACCCTATTATTATTCACGAAACTAAAGAATATGAGGGGGTATCATCTTGGTTAGATGAGTCATATGATGACTTACCTCACCAATCAATTGATGGTCAAAATCTTGCAATTTCACCTGAAGATATTATTGTTTTACCTGAACTTTATGGTCACGTAATGGAACAAATTAAAAATTTACCTTGTGGGAAAATTGTACTATGTCAAGCTTACGACCACATGTTCGAGACATTACCTCCAGGGGTGTCTTGGTCTCAATTAGGTATCTATAAATGTATTACAACATCTGAAAAACAAAAAGAATATATTTCAGAAATAATGAAAAGTGTAAGTTTTGATATTTTAGAACCTTATATTGACGAGGTATTTACTAAAAAGGAAAAACCATCTAAACCGATTATTTCTATTCACACAAGAGAACCTAGAGATACCGCAAAAATCATTAAAACTTTTTATCTTAAATACCCACAATATCGATGGATTACATTTAGAGATATGAGAGGTATTACCATTAAAGATTTTTCTAAATTTTTAAAAGATTCTTTTTTAAGTGTTTGGGTTGATAATGAGTCGGCATTTGGTACATACCCTTTAGAATCTATGTCAAGCGGAACTCCGGTAATCGCTAAAGTCCCAAACATGCAACCAGTATGGATGAATGAAGAAAATGGAGTTTGGATTAATAACTTAAATGAGATGGTAGATGTGATTGCGAACTTTATCCAAAATTGGTTGGAGGATAATATTTCAGAAACATTATATGATAATATGTCGTCAACATCTTCTACCTATAAAAACAAAGAAAAATTTAATTCGACTGTTTTAGAATTATTTGATGAATATTTCACAACAAGAAAAGATTCATTCCAAGAACAACTTGATAAACTTAAAATTACAGAAGAAACAAATTAATATTATGGAAAATATTTTAAACGTATCGGTTATATTACCAATCAATTCTTTCAAAAACAGAGATTTTGATACATACTTTGATAGAGCGATTAAATCTATACAAATTCAACACACTAAACCATCGGAAGTTGTAATTGTACATTCAGATGAAGATGGATTAAAAACAAAATTAGAAACTTTTGACTATAGTGGATTAACAGTAAACTTTATAGAAAATAAAGGTAAAGTAGATTTTTCATCACAGATAAATTTAGGTGTTGAAAACGCTAAATCTGATTATATTAGTATTCTTGAGTTTGACGACGAATACTCAACAATTTGGTTTAAAAATGTAAAAAGATATATTGAAGCGTATCCTGAAGTTGAAACGTTTTTACCATTGGTTGTGGATACCGATGAAAAAGGTATGTTTGTTGGGTTTACTAACGAAGCCACATTCGCTGCGAGTTTGAACACAGAAATTGGGTATCTAACAAATGAAGTTTTAATGAATTACCAAAATTTTCAAACAAGTGGGATGGTTATTAAAAAATCTACGTACTTAGATAACGGAGGTTTAAAACCATCCTTCAAACTTACTTTTGTTTATGAATTTTTATTAAGATTAACATATAATTCAGTACAAATTATGACCATTCCAAGAATCGGTTATAAGCACATGAATTTTAGAGAAGGTTCAATATTTTGGAATTATAAAAATGGTCAAAATAGAATTTCAGATGATGAGGTTGCATTTTGGATTGAGTCGGCAAAAAAAGAACATTTTTTCACTTCTGATAGAAATATAAAATATGAACCACAGGAGGTATAATGATATTATCGTCAGGAACTATAACTGAAGTTACTTACGAAACGAATAAGACGGATAAAAAAATTAAAAAAAATAATTATTTTGATGTTCGTGAAGAAGAGGCGGTAAAGGCATATTTAATAGCCGAAACAAAAATAGAAAAAGACCTCATTTATAATGAGTTTTTAAAATACCCTCTTGATAAGATGATTGAATCGATTATACGTCGTTATAAGTTATATCGTAAAGATATGGACTATAACGACGTTCATACCGACGCACACTCATTCTTAATGACCAAAGTGGATAAGTTTAAGCCAGCAAAAAATAAAAAAGCATATTCATATTTTGGTACAATTTGTAAGAATTATTTAATGGGTCAAATTTTAAAAGACCAAAAAGAAACAAATAGAAAAGTATCATACGAAGATATCTCAAGCGCATTAGAAAATAGACCAGACATGGTTTATTATTTGGAATTTGAAAAAATAGATGCAGAAAAAATAATAGATAAATTTTTAATAGATTTAAAAGACTACGTCATGAATTCGCAACTTCAAGAAAACGAAAGTAAACTTGGGTACGCACTTATAGAATTATTTGACGATTACGGTAATATCTTTATTGGAAATGATAATAATAAGTTTAATAAAAACATTGTGTTATTAACATTAAGGGAGATGACAAATCTTAATACTAAAGAAATTAGAACATACTTAAAAAAATACAAATCTCTTTATTTAGAAACTTTAAAAAAGATACATAATCAATAATTAAATATTTATTGATATGAATAGAGCAAGAAAAAAAGAAATTAGTTTAAACAAAGACTCGGTATTAAGTTTAATGCAGGAGATTTACAATGAATTAGTTGAACAACGTGCAACTGCGATAAGAATACAAAATAAAATGTTAGCACTTCTAAAGGACCCTGAGGACATGACTCTTATTGGTCCTGTTATAAAAGAACAACAAAAAATAATTAACGATACTATCGAAAAGAAGTTAACTCTTTCTAAATTACAATCAGGTATTTGGGAAAAATCTAACAACGCTAAGGAAGATAGTTTTAGTTTATCTGATATGGATGAAGATACTTTACAATCGTTAATACAAAAAGATGTTGATAATAATAAAGGTCAAAACTACCAACTTTAATCATGGGATTAGATTTACAAAATGATTACGAAAAGGCTAAAAGTAAAATTAACGCTTACAAAACTACTGCCGAAACCAAAAAGGCAAACCTTTTAAAGTCAAAAGAAAAGGCACAAACTTCTTTAGATAAAAAGAAAAGTGATACGGTTAAACAAATAAGTGAATTAGAAAACAAGGCTAAAGATTTTGTAAGCAAACAAAAAAATGAAATTAAAAGTGAGGTTAAAAATCAATTAGAACAACTTTTAGAATTATTTAAACAAACATTCCCACCATCAGAAAACAAATCTATGGATACGGTTAGGAGGATTTTTTTAGAAGCAACACAAAACACAAAAGAAAAAGTAAAAAGTATATTAATCGAAGAGATAGTCTCAACCATAGGTTGTTCAGAAGAACAGTCCTATGAAGATAAAGTGAATCAAGACATTTATATAAAAGTAGGTCAAATTGATTTATTTAAAAAGTTAATATACTCACCGGATGATGAAACCGCGAAATACTATTACGAAATTAAAAAAACCCCAAATGGTATAACACCATATAGTTTGAATAGGGAACTTTATAATAGAATTCAAAACTTAGGTCAGTCCTATGAAACTGAATACGGAACTTCATATTACGGGGCATCAGGACAAGAACTTTTTAACATTGAGTATGTTCAATCTTACCCAAGTAATAACCCAACAAACTTTGGTGATTTTTACAAAATTAATTTAAAACCACAATTAAATAATACGACTTCAGTTACAGATTTCTTATTTGATTATTACAATAGTATTGAAATATTTGGTTTAAACTCAATTTACACAGAATTACTAAATCAACTTTTTGGTGGTTTTGATTTTAAATTGAGTCTGTCTACCGACAAAATGAGAGAAGAGAAAAAATTCGATTTAATCATTAAAAGAATTATGGGAGTTTGTTCTGACCCAACTAAAAATATTGATGTTAGTGGTAACGCTAAATTAAATGATTTAGATTTAATTGATGAAAGTTTTTTTGAAGTAACTAATCAAGAATTAAGAGGGATTGAAAATGACATTAATAATATCATTTCAGGTTTAGTAGAATTTGAATCATGTGAAGGGGTTAAGTTACCTATTAACCCTAATGCTATGTTTAGTTCATTAGACCAAGTTATTACTGAAACGAACCCGTCAAAACAAATTGATTTAATTGAAAGTGGTTTAGATGAATTATCAAAAGACCCAAATTGGAGTAATCAAATACCGGGTATAGGATTTAATTTAGACATTAAAGGCGATATCGATTTTAAAGTAATTTCACAAATGGCCAAAGTTATTTACAGAACGGTATTATCACCTAAAGTGATGTTAGGTTTTTTAATTATGGTTAAAGCATTGAATAACAATTTGGCAAATACCTTAGACGGAGCATACGACGATTTAACCAACTTTATGAAGACATTTAGAAAATTTAATGTAAATTTTATACAAAGAATTTTTTCTTTGTTTGTTGAGGAATTGTTTTTAATAATAAAAAGAGACATTAAAAGATTTGTTGAGGGGATTTTACTTGATATAGTAAAAGAAGCAAAAAATAAACAACTACAAATGTATTCGTCCATTCTTTACGCCCTTTTAATTGCCGGTGAAGCATTAATTGATTTTAGAAATTGTAAAAGTGTGATTGATGAAATATTAAAATTATTGAATTTAGGTATTAGTCAATTAAATATTGGGTTACCAACATTCGCATTAGCAGCTTCAAAACTTTTAAGTGGTATATCGGATACAAGAGCATTGTCGAATGTAATAGAAAATTTACAAAAATCGGGGTTACCAACTGGAGATTTACCAGACGGAAGTCCAAATTTTATGAATAATGCATTTAAAGGTATTATAGATGGTATGAATAAAGAACAAGCGGAAAATGGTAAAACTGAAGTGTTTATACCACCATTAACTGTTGTTGTGCCTCCTTTTGGTGCGGGACCTGGCGTTACAAAATTTTCAAAAGGATTTGGTAAATCGTTTTAATTATGGAAGCGGAAGAAATAAAAGAAATATTAAAAAACCATAAAAATAAACCAAACAAAGATTTGGTTGGAGTTATGGATTTTTTGAAGGAAGATTTTGATAAAACTAAAGACCTTATTATCAAATTAACGCATCATTTAGATGGTGTCGAAAAAGAATATAATAAAGTTTATGATGAATATAGAAAAAGATTAAATGGCTGATTATATAGACGGACAACAGATATTTTTTGGTAAATGTGTTGATAGCGATGACCCATTAATGTTAGGTAGAGTTAGGGTTGAGCCTGAGTCTATGAACATTACCGCACTACAAAATTCAAGCTCAACATTTAACCCAAATTCGACAAACCCAAATAAAAATGGAAAATGGTCACCTGTAGACCCATTTGTTTATTTACCATTACTACCTTACTTTGTTAATCAAGTTCCAAAAGTGGGTGAAAAAGTAATGATATTTTATTACAACACAAACACAAAAACAGGTAGAAATAAATTCTACATGATAAGTACCTATTCTTCACCAACAACTATTAAGTTTGAGGATGGTTCATCGTCACAAACAAGGTTAAATTCGGGGTACGGTAACTCAACTGAAAAATTACCACCGATTAAAAACCAAAATGGAACTTTTAAAAATGATAAAAATAAAGGGGTATTTCCGGAGCCTGTAGATATATCAATAAGTGGTAGGGATAGTGCTGACTTTATTTTAAAAGAAAAAGATGTTTTATTAAGAGCTGGAAAACACAAAAACTTCGCAACAGGACAAATACCTGAATCCGATAGTAAGAGAGCCTTTTTACAACTTTCAAAATATGAAAGTGATATAACTTTTGGCGATGCTAAATTTAGAAAAAAATTAATACAAAATAAGAAACCAATAAAGTACTTGATTGAGTATGATGTTTTAAATCCTGAAAATCAATTTTCAGCATTTACGGGTATGTTATACATTTACCAATTAAGAACAGAAAAACAATCTGAAAAAACTTTAACGGGGAACTTTAATGTAAATACACAATTAGATACCACAGGAGCGACTGATGGTGTTCAATTGATTAGAATGGTTAATTTTCCAATAGGGTTAAATTTAGATGACCTATCATTACAGATTAATCAAACTTTAAAAACTATTATTACTAACCCCTCAATAGCACTTTTATCACCTACGGTTGAAAAAAATCAACAATACCCTTTTTACTATAGACCATCAAGTAAACTATATAATTTAGTAACAAAACCAACGACAGGTTATTTTATAGCCTCTGCCAATATGTCTAAATTAATGTCATTAGTAAAGATTTCAACTGCAGATATCACACCTGGTTATGGTTTAGTTTTGGACTATAAATTATCACCAAATATTCCTTTTGAGTTTCAAAGTTCCGCGTTTGCGCCGTCCACCACACAACTTTCAGAAAATACTGCGGCATTACTTGGGGCCAATAAATTATATTTATTATCCAACGAGACGGAAATACCAGGAAAACAAAAAATAGATTTTGACAATAGTATTTATGGAATTGAGCAGGACGCTATTGTAAACGATATTGAACCTAATACCTCATCTATGGTTAGAGGTGAAGAACTTTTGGAGTTACTTCAATTAATTGTTAGGTTTTGTATTACACACGTTCATCCATATCCAGGTATGCCACCAAACCCTGTAACTGTAGACGGTTTATCTAGTGATGAGTTACTTTCTAATATGTTTAATGCTTATCAAAAAGTTTTGAATAGCAATATTCGACTTAACTAAGTATTTATATATAAAACAAACATGTCAATTTATAGGTCTTATTTCAGTAAGTCAAATACTATATTGTATAACTCTTATACCAACACGGGTAGAAACCCTATTGTTGAATTATTTTATGGTAATTTAAGTAATTCTGCAACACCTACGGGATTTAGTAGATATATTTTCAATATCGATTTATCGGGTCTTACAACAAACTTTACTGATAAAGTAATTACAACAGGGTGTAGTAGAAATATAACACATACACTTCGTATGACTAATACTTCTTTTTTTGATAATGAATTATTAAACGATAAAACAAGTCAAGGAAGAAGAAGAGCAACCTCATTTGATTTACAATTATTAAGAATCCCGAGATATTCAGGTAATACAGGAGCAACTCAAACATGGGATAGTGGTGTTGGTTATGATTATTACGATTTTAAAATAACCAATTTAAACGATAGAGCATTTTCAACAAGACCTTCAAATTGGTATGAATCGACGACAATATCAGGATGGTCAACATCAGGTATTTACAATAATACAAACTCATTAACAGGTTTAACCGGTTTAAACTATTCGGCACTTACGGTAGTAGATACACAACACTTTGAATTTGGTAATGAGAACATTGAGTTCGATATGTCTCATGAAATAAATTCTATTTTAACAGGCGGGACATCAGCACCTGCAGGGTGGATTATTTCATATTTTCCACAAGTAGAAAATATATCAGGACTTACTGAAAATTATTCAGTTGGGTTCTTTTCTCCACATACACAAACATTCTATGAACCATTTTTAGAAACAAACTATAATGATTTTATTGATGATGATAGAAATACTTTTTACTCGGGAAATATAAATGACCTTTATCTTTATGTGTATCAAAATGGAAATGCAGTTAATTTGGATTCTAACCCCACTGTAGACATTTTAGATAGTAACGAGGACCCTGTATCAGGTTTTACAGGATTAAGTACATGTCAAGTCACTAAAGGGGTTTATAAGGTAGTTGTGAGTGGATTGACGGGTACAACAATCCCTTGTTTATATTATGATTTATGGAAAGGGTTGTCAATTAACTCTACATCGATAACGAATGTTCAAAATGAATTTGTTTTATTAACTAAAAATGGTAACTACCAAATAGGGTCAACCACTAATAGTCCAAAAATTTATGGATTTTCATTTGATGGTATTAAACAAAGTGAGCAAATTCTTAATACAGATATTAGGAAGGTTAACGTCACAATTAAAAAAGCATATTCAACAAACCAAGTATTGGATAATATTGAAGCATATTATAGGGTTTATGTTAAAGAAGGAGGGAGTACTGAAGTTCAAGTTCAAGACTGGACAAGAATAAATAAAACACCTGATTCTTACTATTTTATTTTTAATACAATAGACAAAATACCAAATGAATATTTTATCGATATAAAAGTAGTTTCGGATAGAAATACGGATACATATAAAAGAGAACTTCAGTTCCAAATAGTTAATAAAAAATGATTATGAGAAATTTAGATGCAATTATTAAAAAAGTTTTAAAAGAAGACCAAAACATGAGGTCAAATAGATATATGTTCTTTTCTAACCTACAACAAATGAGAAGACAATGTGATTTACTATTAGACTTAGACCAATCTATGGTCGAGGGTATTTTAGAAGATGGTCACGATTGGGCTCAAGACCACATTGCCGAAGCAAAAAATAATATGGACCAAGTATTCGATTTTTTAATGAATGAATCAAAAAAAGATGGTATGGAGATGTCTATGAATATCGATGACAAAGATATGGTTATGGGTGAAGGTAGAAAAAAAACAGGTACTAAATTATGTGCTCGAGGTAAAGCGGCTGCTAAGGCTAAATACGACGTTTACCCAAGTGCTTACGCTAACGGTTTTGCAATTCAAGTATGTAAAGGTAAAATTAAAGGTTTAGATGGTCAAAAGAGATGTTCAGGAACTTATTGTTAAAGTGAACTTAAAATATTTTTTATAATTTTTTCTAAGGACTCATTTTGGGTCCTTTTCTTTTTTGGTTTGTATGAAGTCATTACAGGTTTTTGACCTTTTCCGGTTTGAGTATCTTTTTTCTCAGCCTTTCTTTTTTGGGTACAGGCTGCTTTTTTAGCCGAATCACTCATTTTTCCTGCAACCCCCGCAGCTCTACATTTTGGGTATGCACCTTTTGACGTATCAGGTCTACCACATGGAGGATGTTTACCATCAACTTTTCTACAAATATTAACCCACGGACCTTTCGGTTGTTTGGAGCCTTTTGGTTTTTTCTTTGTACCAAACCAAACCGCTAAATCCTCGTTTAAATTAATCTTATCTAGTTCAATCCATTCTTTAATAGGAACTATTTTAGTATTTTTACCTGGAAATTGATTTATAGGGTTACCTTCGACATCACTAAAAGTTGCATCGGGATGAAATTTTATAAAATTATAAATTTTATTTGCAATATTTTCCTCTTTTTTTCTTTGTTTCTTACTTCTTTCCATTTTACCGTCATATGAATCATATGCTAAATCAGGACTTTTATATTTAGAAACAGGCTCAGTAAAAGGTCCCATAACATTTTTTTTAAAATATCGTTCACCTGGTATTAATGGTGCTATATAACTACCTCTAGAACCGCCCGTGGATGTCGCTTCATTTATTTTTCTATCCATAACTATAAATATCTATAAAATAAAAAAGGTCAGATTTCTCTGACCTTTTTCTTATTCCGTTTTTAATTGATTATCTCAATTCTCTTAAATCAAATGTTCTAACTCCATCAACTGTGATACGTCCGTAGAAACGGTTGTTAACCATTTTCTTAGCGTAACGTGTCATAATACCTTTGATAGGTGTGAAGTTGAATGGGTTATACATTGTAGGTGTTAATTGTAGAGGAACATATGGTGCGTAAACGTAACCTGTGTCTAACAATGAAGAACCTTTGTGTCCTAACAATACTGTGTTTGCTGGGAAGTAAGGGTCACGGTAAACTTGGTAACGACCAGCTAATGTACCAACTCTTTCAATACCCATGTTGTATTGGTCTTGCTCAGGAGACGCGTTAGATACGTGGAAGTATTCTAAATCGTCAAAGATAGCAGAAATCTCAGAAGATACAACAATCCAGTTAGCTCCACCTCTTAATGTAGATTTGTGGATTTGTGCTGAAATTTGGTTGATTGCTGTAATCAAAGTTTGATTCCAATCTTTTTGAGTGTATTGAGTTAATGGGTTAGCTGAAGTACCTCTTTTCCATCCGTTGTAATCCCAACGTAAGTTCCAAGCCGCACCTTTACGTAAGTCACGTAAAATTTCACGGTCAATTTCTGCTGCCACTTGCTCAGATAATAAAGCTGTTAATTCAGCTTCAGCATCGATGTTATGGAATGCAGAAACGTCTTGTGCCAATTCAGGAGACCATTGTGCTCTTAATTTTCTTTCTGTAACAGATACAGTAACTGACTCAAGGTCAAAAGAAACTTCACCAATTCTGTCTTCGAATTCTAACTCTTGGTATACTCTATAAGTACAAGTAAACTGACCTGTAGAAGGTGCTGCAAACGTTGTAGTTAAACCTGAATAACCGTCAATTGAGTTAGCTCCGATAGAACATGGTGTTTGTAAGTCAACTTCTAAGTAGATTAAACCATCTTGTGAACAAATGTTGTCATAAGAACCACCATTACCTGTTGAAGGGAAAGATGTTGTTGTTTGAGTTCCGTATTGTACAATACCTTTACCGTATTTTTGAGTAACAACTCTAAATAATAAATCAGAAGTACCTGCTCCTGAGAACGCTCTTTGAGGAGCACCTACTCCTGTTAATGCGTTAACTCTTAAATCAGATAAGAATGCCTCATTATCCATTTCTTGTCCGTCAGGTCCAATTAATTTTCCAGCACCACCTGATGTAAATCCAGAAAGTACTAAAAGAACTTTTCTATTCTCACCAGCAGCATACGACGATTCTGTTAATACTCCATTAACAAAAGATACAGTAACTGCAGACTTAGTGATTGCAGAATACATACCTTTTGAATAATCAAACAAACCTGCCGGGTCTAAACCTGGTTCAGTACCTTCATAAAATCTATCGTAAAGGTTTTTGTCATTTGCTCCGTAACCTGCCTGTGCTTGAGCAACTGTTGGTCCGTTTTGAGCTCCGATTGGTGCAAAATGTTCGTTAGAACCTAAAGCATAACTTTGGATTTTAGGTACAAAGTAGAACAATTTACCGATAGGTAAGTTCATAGCTTGTACAGATACTAAATCGTTAGCTAACAATTTAGAGAATACACGTCTTACGATAGGGAAAACTACAGTTTCGAAAGAACCTGAGCTATCCGTAGAAGCCGCTTCGTTGATTAGGTGAGATGCTTGGTTTTCATATAACTGTGCCATGTTCTCTTTGATGTGTCCTTTAAGACCGTCTAGGAATCCTAATTTATCCCATTTGTTGATTGTATCTTCTTTGATAACTTTAAGGTGTTTTAACCCGATGTTACCAACAAGACCTGATTCTAATAATGCTCCCATTTTATTTTTTTTTAATTTGAGTTTATTTATTGTTTATTTAATTTTTCCCATCAAATCCTTCATTCTTAAGAATTGTGGATTTTCATAAGTTTTACTTTCAATCAAGTTAGATGCTGAACCATTTGAAGGTGTGCTAATAAGTTTTCTTTGAACTGATTCAGTTACAATTTCATTACTATTATTTCCTCCTTCTAATTCAGATTTAATTGATTTGTAAAGTGACTTAGATTCTTTAATTGTTTCTACGTTATCAAATCTTCTAAGTATATTTATTTTTTCTTGTTTTGTTGTTGAGTGTTCAGTGAACAATCTAGTAGAATATGCCAAGTTTGAGTTAAATACTGCAACTTCATTTAATTTATTTCTAAAGAAATCAAGAGCCTTTTTGTACTCTTCATTTTTCTCTCTTAATAAATTAAGTTCTTTTTTAACTGATTCATTTCTCACTTGACTCGGTGCCGAAACACGGTCTCTTTCTGCTCTTCTTCTGTAAGTCATTGTTCTTGATGCTTCTGTAGTCTCACCACCCATGTAGTCGTCTTCCATGTAGTCGTCTTCCATGTAGTCGCCTTCCATGTAGTCGCCTTCCATACAATCACCTTCCA